TTAAATTCTAATATGGCTCAACAAACTCTTAAAAATGTTGATACAATGTTTAAATCATTTTTCGCTTTGATTAAATTAGCGAAACAAAATAAATATAATTTTAGACATATTCGATTACCAAAGTATTTGCCTAGAAATGCATATTCAAATTTGATTATTGGCCAAATTAGACTTAGACAAGACAATTTTTTAACTATTCCATTTTCTAATGCTTTCAAGAAAAAACATAAAGAAATTAAAAAAATTCAAATTAAAATTCCTAAAATATTGGAAAATAAAAAGATAAAAGAAATACAAATTATACCTAAATTTAATGCTAGGTTCTTCGAGATTCAATATACATATGAGATTCAAGAAGAAGAAATCAAATTAAATACTAACAATGCACTAGCTATTGATTTAGGTGTAAATAATTTATGTACTTGTGTTACTAACACAGGCAAATCTTTTATTGTTGACGGAAGAAAGTTAAAATCTATTAATCAGTTCTTTAATAAACAAAATGCAAGATTACGATCTATTAAGGATAAACAAAATATCAAATGGCAAACAAAACAACAATATTTAATTTCTCGTAAAAGAAAAAATAGAGTCGATGATTATATTAACAAAACCTGTCGATATATTATTAATTATTGTATAGCTAACGATATTGGAACTTTAGTTATTGGATATAACCAATCATTTCAATATAAACCTAACATGTCTAAGAAGAATAATCAAAATTTTACTCAGTTACCATTCGGTAAGATTCGAGAAAAATTAGAATACTTATGTAAGCGATATGATATTAATTATGTTTTACAAGAAGAATCTTATACTTCTAAAGCTAGTTTTTTTGATAATGACGACTTACCTATTTATAACATGGATAATCCACAAAAATATATATTTAGTGGTAGCCGTGTTAAAAGAGGTCTGTATAAAACTAAAGACGGTTATTATTTTAATTCAGATTGCAATGGAGCATTAAATATTCTTCGTAAAAGTAGTGTTGTAGATCTTAGTATCTTATACAGTAGGGGCGCCCTGGACACGCCTAAAAGAATAAGGATCTCTTAGAAGATTAAACTTCTTAATAAGATAATTTTATGTTATTTTTAGAATTATATGATTTTAATCATGTGAGGTTCAGATAATAATGGATGTATTTCAAAAGAATTTGCCGTTAGCGAATTAACTTTGCTAATGAACGAGATTTCTAAAGAAGTAGACAAGATCGCAGGTAAATAAAGATGAGAAAATTTGAAGTAGTATCTCGATGTAAAAATATGGAAGTTAAACTTCCTAAACGTAAAACTAAGAAATCTGCAGGTTATGATTTCTTTGCTATCGAAGACATTGAACTGTATCCTAACAAATTATATGTACTACCGACCGGCGTTAAAGCAGCTATGGAAGACGATGAAGTATTGTATCTTCACATTCGTTCTTCAGCAGCATTTAAACGTGGAGTACGTATGATCAATAGTGTCGCTGTTATCGATAGTGATTTCTATAATAACGAAACTAACGAAGGTGAAATCTCGTTAGGTTTATTATCTCATAACGATGATGTCGTGCGAATCAAAAAAGGTGAGTGTGTTGCTCAAGGCGTATTCCATAAGTTTTTAATTACGGACGACGATGATGCAGACGGTGAACGCATCGGCGGTATTGGCAGTACTGGAATTTAATAATGCTTAATTAAGACGATGTATTTATTTATTATATCGTCTTTTTTGCTGCGCAAGAAAGGTTAAACATGATTAACAATCTTACTAAAGCATGTAAACGTGCATGCACAGATTACAAAGATCTTAATATGTATAAGTTAAACTTTGTATTATTTTTTATGAACGAACTTCATAAATTTAAATTAGATAAGCCTTTTTTCGACAAAGAGTTTATCGAAACAGAAGAATTCGGCCCGTATTTACAATCTGTAAAAGATGCATATGAACCATACGGTTTATTTAACATTCCTCAATTCGGTGCTAATAATATCTTTGAAGAAGACGAAATTCTTACGTTAAACGAAAGTAATCAAATTGCTTCTGAAGAAGATAAAAAAACTCACGAAGTCGTCATCTCTGAATTCCATTATGAAAACGACGGTACTCCAGTATGGACATTAGCTGATTTGTCTTTCGATAATGAAGTCGAAGAAAATATCTATGGCTTCATTAAAGACTCTATGGAGCCATTAAAAATTGAAGCGTTAATGCATATCTATTATAATTTATATAATAAAGTAGTAACGGCTAAAGATTTTGCCGATAAAATGGCAGCATGGATCGATTGGAAAAATCAAGGCGAACCAGAGCCTGACAAGTCTAAACCTATTAAATCTGTCGACCGTGAAGAAGAAAATTTAGAAATTACTGTCGACGATATTATGGAAAGAATCAAGAAAGTTCGTAATGCTGGTAATATAGAGCATTAGGAGGGATATTCCTTATGTCAAAAAAAGAACTTTCTAATAGAAAGCAAGAGCTTATCGAGCAAATGGATAAGTTCGTTCAAGATTATAATTCTTGGGGCTATAGCGAAGAAGGTAAAATCATCTTCGATAAAGCTATGCATATGTTAGCAACCGATCATGCGATCTATGCTAAGATGCCGATCTTATGTAAAGGCGAAAATTGTATTTATAAAAATGATCCTTTACACAAAGCAGGACTCGTTAAAGTCGGCGAACCATGTATTTGTGAAACGACTTTAATCGCTCAAAAATTTATGCAGTATCAAAAAGAATTTAATCTCGATGAATCGTCCTATACCGATAATGTTCTTGTACATGAATTAATTACATTAGACCTCCTGATTTCAAGGGCAATGCAATATATCAATAATAAAGATTATGATCCTGTTATCGATGTCGTTACCAACATTACCGAAACTGGTCAAGAAATAACTCAACCAATGATTTCTAAAGGTATTGAGTTATATACGACTCTCGTACAAAAACGCGATAAAGTATTTGAGTTATTAGCTGCGACTAGAAAAGATAAAATTCGTAACAATGTCGACGACGCAAATCATGACACTGCCCTCATTAATAGTCTTAATGATCCTGATTTCTTCTTATCACAAGAACAAATCGAGGAAGAAAGAAATTCGAGGTTAAACGCTTATGGCGAAAGTGAATAATGCGTTAGAACTAATTAGTAATGCATTTGGTAAAACAGCCGAAGTCGGTAAATTAGCTTTTGGATCAAATGCAGTCGCTAAAGAAATCGGTAAAACCGGTGCTCCAGCATTTGAGCAAGGTATGAAGACATTCGTTAATAATATGAATGCCGACCTAGACGAAATTGGTTCTGTCGAAAGAATTATTAGTCCGAACTATACATTAGGTCAAATGGCCAAAGGTAGGGCTGCAGGACTCGATACATCTCAGGCCCTACAATACTCTTATTTAAATAAAGAGTCTAGAGCTATGTTCGATAATAAGTTTATGTCGCCAGAATTTGCTCAACGTATGGGTAGCGAAGATAAAGAAGTCGTTAAAGCTGCTAAAGAAGAATTATCTGCGTTTTATAAAGATAATGCTAAATACGATATGACTCGTCTCGGAGTTCAAGGTGTCGTTGCTGGTAGTGTTGCTTATCGTGTCGCTACTGGTGGCGGTTTATACCGTGATAAGAATGGCGAATTTAATATTATCGGTATCCCAGGTATTTAATTATGCTTAAAGGTATAGTTAAAGGCGTAAAAACTGCCGGTGAAAAAGTTATCGAAGGTGCCGGTTATATCGCTAGAAAAACTGACGATGCTATAACGAGTGGAGCTAATAAAGTTATTAACAGACAAGTTTCTAATCTGGAGAAACAAAAAACAGTTCTCGGTGATATGGGTAGTCAATATTCTAAAGAAGAAGTTGAAGTTTATAGCTCTAAATATCGTCCTATGCGAAATACGGTTCCAGCTATTAAAGATGGCGCCAACGATTACTTTAAAGTTAATAAAGAATTTGTTAGCACTAATCCGGATAACTATTCTATTCCAGATCGATACAAATTAACAGGATACGGTGCTACGATATTAGGTGGTGCTGCTGCATTAGGTGCAACAAATAATACGATCGAAGCAGCAATGGAGCCGACGTCGACAGCGAATATCGCTTCGGTCGGTACCGTTAATCCTGTTGTATCGGCTAGTTCTGGATTAACGCCACAAAATGCATTCGATAATATGGGTGCATCTGGCGATATTAATTTTGCATTAAGACGTAACAATATTAAAGCACCAGGTACATTATAATGGCAGGTTTAAATATTTTAAAAGGATTAACTGGCAATGTAAAATCTGCTGTCGGACATGTCGGTAATGCTACTAAAAGCATGGGCACGGCCGGTAACTTAATTTGGGATAATAAAATTAATGCCGGCTTAGCGACTGCCAACGCAGTCTGGACTTATAACGATACACTCGACGAAGGTGGTACTAAGGCTAACGCAATACAAGATGCTGCTTTTAGTATGGGTACCGATTTATTGTTAGGCCCATTAGCCGGTATGGCAGTTCAAGCTGCTTATTATGGTGGACCAGCTTTAGTCGGTATTGCTAACGATTTAGCTCAACAAGGTCGTCAGCAAATGCAACAAAGTTATCGTCCATTCTCTTGGACTAATCCAGTTAATTCACAACAATATGCAACTATGAGACAGGCAGGAATGGCCTTAGCTCAGCAATCCCAATATAGTTTACAAACGACTATGATGGGTCAAGAAGGTAAAGCATTCCATAAATAAAAATTATGAAACAAGAACAAGATTATTCTGTAAAAGAATTAATGGCAATGCCTTTGGAAGACTTAGTAAGATTAGATTTTACTAAGCTCAGTGAAAAAGGAAAGCTAGTCGTAATTAAACGAGATCCAGTTATGTGGGCAAAATCATTTATTCAAATCTATAATATTGATTTAGATAAATATGCCCCTTGGACTCCACGTTGGTATCAGGCCGAAATGCTTCGTGATAGAAGTCTTCGTAAAGTATTCCGATGTGGCCGTCGTTGTGTAACTGGTAATCTTAAAATACAAGATCCAGAAACAGGATTATTTAAAACTGTAAAACAATTATTCGACGAGAATAAAGAATTTAATATTCTTGCTCTCGACGATAATTATCAAATCGAAATAGCGCCGAATGCTAAAGTATACGATAACGGTATTAAACCGGTATATCGTATTACGACAAATACTGGCCGCACATTCGATGCTACCGATAACCATCCATTCTTAACGGAATTAGGATGGTTAGAATTAAAAGATTTAACGGTCGGCGATAATATCGCTATTCCGATGCATCTTAATTATTTCGGTAGTGACTCTATCGAAGAATCAGAATTAAGATTAATGGCTCAGAAGTTAAATAAAGATACATCTTCCGACAAGTCGATTCCGAAAGAAGTATTCTCTTTAAATAAAGAGTCGGTATCAATCTTTGTTTCTGAATTAATTAAAGATGCATATAAAGAAGAAGACGAAGTCCCGATTAATAGGTTATATTGTTCCGAATCAGGTCAGTTAGCATATCAGTTAGCTCACTTATTAATGCGATTCGGTATTGTCGTAAAAATCGTTAAAGAGCGAAATTCTTATTTTTTAGGATTCGTCGACAAGAAGAAATATAATCGAATTAAAAATCATTCTCATAAGAATATGTTCTCTGTTTATTATTCATACAAGTTTCAACCAATGACCGATAAACTTAATAAGATGTTTTTATCTTATTTAAAATATCATGAATTAGGAAAAACTAATTTTGAATATTTAAAAACAGGACGGTTAACACTTGAAGAATATTTAGAATCTAAAACTATTAATAAGGCTGAGGCAAAAGAACTTGCTGAGCATTTAGGTTTTGAATCAATCGAAGATATTCTTAATGGCGATATATTCTGGGATCCGGTTGTATCGATCGAATATCTTGGTGAACAACAAACATATGACGTTTCGGTGCCACGTTATCGTAACTTTATTGCTAACGATATTATTTCACATAATACCGGCAAAACAGAAACGATGGTAGTTGAAGCATTGTACAATGTTTTTACTCGTAAGAATTTTATTCATATGTTTGTAACGCCATATCAATCACAAGTTCGAATGATCTTTGATAATATTCGTCAAAAAATCGACAGTTCTGCTCTTATTAAAAAAGAAGTAACTAGATCGACAACAAATCCTTATTTGATAGAATTTTCAAATGGTTCTAAAATTGTCGGATTCACGACAGGTGCTGGATCTGGCATGAGTGCTGCATCAATTCGTGGATGGCGAAGTGACTGGATTTCAATGGATGAAATGGATTATATGGGCGAAGGCGACTTCGACACTGTATACGCACTTTGTATGGAACGTGACACTATCGGATTAACTTGCTCTTCTACACCGACTGGTCGACGATCTAAATTCTACGAAATTTGTACTCGGAAAGAGCTAAATTTCCGAGAACACTATCACCCGACACAACATAATCCTATGTGGTCAGATGCTATGGAGGAAGAATTTAGAAATACTTACGATCAAAATGCTTATACTCATGAAGTATTGGCAGAATTTGGTGTAGAAGATGCTGGTGTATTCGATAAAGATAAATTAGAAGAAGCTACTCGTATAGATAATTATACTTATTTTGATAAAGAATTTTATAAGCCTATATGGCCTGATTTAGATGACACTAATGTAAAAAAAGTTCATATTCTTCCTCCTGGAAAAAGAACATATACGCCGAATCCATTCAGGTGTATGGGCGTGGATTAACCCCGGTCCCTTTATTAAGTAATTAATAAATGAAAACTTTTTGAATTGCTGGAACATCCTAATAAGGACAATCAGCAGCGAAATTTTATTTTTTTAAATAAAAGACGTTCAACGACTATCTCGAAAGAGAGTAGAGCCAAGCGGCCCGAAGCGGAAAGTAACCTTTATTTAGAGGTTAATGATATAGTCTAATCTTAATAGTAATATTAAGTATATTGTATGTAGCGAATACAATGTAAATTGAAATATGGGACAAAAGTCAGGCTCCAACATCAATACTGGTGTTAGAGTATGATCCTTCATTTAATAAATTTAGAATTATTAATCGTACTGAAATTGAATCTTCAGAATTCACATTTGATAAAGCCGTGAAAAAGATTATAGATATGAATGCTATTTATAATCCTAGCTATATTTATATAGATCGCGGTTCTGGTAAACATTTGCCCTTTATATTGTAAGTGAATTATATGATATAAATGTAGTGCGGTATTAAGCGAGAAGCCTAAGTTAAATAACTAATATGGTAACTCGAACCGAAGGCTTATTTTAAATAAGTCAGGGGCAGAGCATAGCAAGTGAAAAGATATAATCTTGCCAAGAGCCCGCACCGTGTATTCACATTATTTAACACGAAAAAGTATGCCGACCTTATAGGAAACTATAAGAACTAGGAGATAAAAAGCTCCTAGGATAACAATGTGGAATATCAGATGGAATCTTTGAAGATTTACGGTAAACAACATCCAGAAACTGGACTCGATAAAAAAGTTAAGGGCTGGATGTTCTCAGAAAAGATTGATATTCAAGATCCTGTTACTGGCGTTCTCGAAAAGAAACACTTGAAACCGTTTATGGTAAATCAGTTATCTATTCTTATCGAACGTGGTAACTTAATTATGAGTCCTTACGATAACGTAATTTTTAAACAATTAATCGATTATCGTGTCGAAAAAATTACGGCGGCCGGTGTTCCAGTTTACAATAGTAATAACGAACACTTTGTCGATGCGTTAGGACTTGCTTATTTAGCATTCGTAGAACATTTCCCTGAATTAACTAAACTTGTTAAAAAGGCGTCTCATGATATAGCATACTCTATCAATAGAGGATCTGTATTGCCGACATACGAAAAACGAGATTTAGATAATCCTTGGGAAGATAAAAAGAAAACGTATGAGTCTTCCGATGAAGCTTGGCGAAAGTTAGGTCCAGGCGAATCGTTCGATCGTCCATCTAGAAGATTATCTCATACAAGAAATAAATTTAGTCGTACATTATTTTAGGAAAATATGGAAGACAATAATAAAATTATTTATCGTCCTGATATACAGCCTAAGCGACATTATGAAAGTGACGCTACTTTTGAAAAAACTCCTTCCAGAGTGTTCAACGATCCTATTCCTTGGATACCTCCAGAAGAAGTTAAGAAAAGTGAAGTCGATGAATTATTAGCCGATTTAAAGACGGTATATAATTTGTTACCATACTTTCCAATTCAGATTAGGCCAATTATCGAGACGATGATTGTAACAATTACGACCGATACGATTGTCCGTATCGATCCTCCAGATCCAGAAACTCCATATCCTCCAGAACCGGAAAATCCTGAACAATTTATTCCGGTCGAACCTAAAGTTCCGGAGACACCGAAACCAGTTGCTCCTAAACCAGAGCCTAATCATGACGATCCATTTGGATTCCCCGATGTTCCGATTGTCGATATTAAACAAGAGTCATCTGAAAAGATCGACAAACTTGTATATCGATGGACAAAGAGTAACTTAGTCCGTATTAAAAAACATTGGATCGATAAATTAAAAGATTATCTTCAGGATTATTTATCTAAAATGTTCCATGCCGTTCAATTATGTGGAGCTGAAGATTTAACGATATTATTATTAGTATTCGATGGTTTAGCCGTTAAAACTGTATCTGGTAAGAAATGTAAAGTAGCACATGACAGTATTGTCCGTAACGATTTAATGATTCGTGAAAAGGCGAAGATGATGGCTAAGCTATATGGAGCCGACGAATTAATTAAGTTTATGCGAGCAATCGAAGCGGCGGCACAAACTCGTCAAGAGTATTATAATCATGAATTTTTATCGTATTGCCCGACAATGTTAAGTCAATATGAAAATGATTTCTTGCGAGAGAATCGTGCAGTTTACGATCAGAAGTATGTTAATAGTGTATATCAATATAATAAATTATTGATGTCGTCTACAGAATTAACGAAAGACGTATTCGATTTAACTGTTAATAGTGCATTTGCTAAAGGCGTTTTAATTAATAACGGTATTAATCCGTTTGAGAAAACGCCGGAACCAGATCCAGTCTTTTATTTAAATAATTTAGCTCCTGATCCTGGTAAAATCGGTGCTAACGGATTATCGAGTACCGGTAATTATGGTAACTTGAAACCTGGTTCATTATCTGATAGAATTATAAATGGTAGCGGAGGTACTGGAGTCATCGATACAGACTTTACGAAAGCAGTTGCATCTGGTTTGGTTGGTTCTACTATGGCAAATGGATCAGTTGGCTGCGTAGAATTTGCTACGAAGTTCGGTTCATATTTCTCTAAATTCTTAGCCGATGAATTATCGAAAGGAACCGTTAACGTCGACGTATTGATGCAAAATGCTAGAGCTGCCGGATTACAACACGTGACTAGCGGAACACCGGCAAAAGGTGATATAATAGTATATCATAATGATGCGGAAGGTTATAACCATGTCGTTATTGCCGATGGGCAAGGCGGTTATTATGGTAACTCATCTTCACAAAATAAAGGCGTTCATGGTAGCGACTTCCACGAAATGGGTGGTTGGACAAATTACGCCGGGTTCATTTCATTACAAGGAAAGTAAATGAAAATATCAGATTTTTATGAGGCTGAACAGCCCAAAAAGAAAAAAGATTCTGTACTTGGCAGAGCAGTTAGCACTGTTAAGGAAAATCTTATTAAAGCCAAAGCGATAGCTTTCGGTCAGTTTAATCGACGAGGATCTAATCCAGGTTCTCGCACATACGATTTAGAAAGAATTAAAAATGCAATTCTTACCGATTCATATTTATCAGTAGCAATTAGAAAGTTTTCTCAGCTTATTACAAAAGCCGGGTATCAAATTAAGTCTAAAAATGAAGCCGCAGCTGATTATATTAATGATAGATTGCGTATTATAGAATTTCGTTCTAAAATTCCTTTTTATGTTTTAATAACTTCTATTGCAAAAGACTTGTATACTTTCTCAAATTCGTATATAATTAAAACTAGAGATAATGATACGCAAAAATTTGGAGTTAAAGCAGATCAAATTTATAAAGGCGGTTCGATCTCTGGTTTATTCTTAGCAGATCCTTGCAATGTCACAGTGCAGCGAGGAGACGATGGAAGAATTGATCATTACCTAATCGATGGAGAAGAATATTCTCCGAACGATGTAATTCATTTGTACATCGATAAAATGAATAATGCCGAGTATGGCACCTCTAGAATGTTTACCGTTCTAGAGGATGCATCTATGCTGCGGAAAGCTGAAGGATTGGTTATGACGATATTATATCGTTTCGCCACTCCTATTTTGCATATAAAAGTAGGTAATACAGCCGAAGGTCAATATGCTACTCAAAAAGAAATTGACGATGCAAGAAATGTTTTCCAAGATATGCCTAATGACGGCTTTATCGTAACGAACGAAAGAACGACAATTACGTCTGTTACTCCCGATATGAAAGCTAACGATTTATTAAATTTCTTATCGTATATGGAGCAACGTATTTTTACCGGTCTCAATGCTTCAAAATCTTCAATGGGTCGAGGTGGTGGACAGTCCTCAGCCGACAATACGGAAGCATTAATGCATGATGAAGTAAAAGCGTTCCAGAATGTAATTTCTTCTTTTATCGAAAAATATTTATTTACTGAATTATTACTAGAAGGTGGATTTAATCCATTAACTAATAAAGACGATTATGTATTCTTCGACTTTAACGAAGTATCGATCGATACAAAAATTAAAGTTGAATCTCATACGATTCAAAAATATCAAGGTAACGTTATTACTCTTGATGAAGCTCGTCGTGAACTTGGCTTCGATAATGAAGTATCTGAAACGGATATGTATGCATTTAAAGTTACATTGGAATCTCAATTAGAACAAATCGATGCACAAGCAGATGCATCTATTAAAACGTCCAAAGAAACAATGCAATTACAGCCGACTCAACAATCAAGTAAAGACGGCTTAGATGAACGTAGTTTTAACGGAAAGAAGAAACAATCGACTCCGAATAAATACTTCTCGAACGATGCAAATCCTCAAAATCAAAATACAATTCAAGATAATCCGATTGCGAAAGAATTCGTAATGAAGGAATCTTTAGAAGATAATATTAAAGATTATGAGAAAAATTTTAGCGATATACACGCAAGTTACAATCGACTAGGTAATATATTGGCGAGTCGTGGCTCTACAAAGCCTGTAGTTACCGAACTCTTGAAAAAGTTAAATAAACATTTGACAGAGTCCGCAAGGCGTGGTGTTAACGATTCACATGCGAACAATAAAACTAATGGAAAGATAATTGATCCGATAGTCGATTCATTTGAAGACTATTCTTCAAAAAAAATTAATAAGATAGTCGAAGATTTAAAATCTGCGACAAAAAATAATAAAGATAAAATATACATCGATAATCAACTTTCGAAAACGGAATATCGATTAAGATTCTTATGTGATTATCTCACAAAGAAAGCTTACTGGTGGAATTACGTTCAACAATGTAAAACCGACGGTGTAAAAACAATCGAAATTCAATTCGAAAATAGCGATCATCAAAATGGCCGCATGACCCATTTCGATATCGATAAGATTACTATCGAAGATATTCCAGCTTACACTCCATATTGTAAGTGCTCAATTAAGCCTATAATGAAAGGATAAACATGGAATTCCGTGAATATCTTGGGTTTAATCCTGTAGACGTAAAAGAGTCCGCAGTCGCACACTCTCATTCTTTATCTAACAACGTTAAAGCTAAAGGATTAAAAGTGGAAATAGAAGCACTACATTTTTATCCGTATGCTACTCGTAATGATACACGTTATTACGAATCTGCAATGAGAGAGTCGTTGCATAAATGGACTTATCCTTATAACATTCCAGTTATTAAACATCATAACGACGAAGACGGTGAAACAATTGGTCGCGTTATTAATGCCGAGATTAAGGAATCTCAACGATTACCTGGTACGAAAGCATTAGTATTAACTGCCGATATTTTAACGCCTGACGCTCAAGAAGAAGTTAAAAATGGTTTGTTAGATACTGTAAGCATTGGCGCTCGCGGCGACGAAGTTCGTTGTTCTATTTGTGGACAAGATTTAGCGAACGACGGTCTATGTGAGCATGCTCGAGGAACTAAATATGACGGCGAGATGTGCTATTGGGATTTTAAGAAATTAGAACCTAAAGAGCTATCCTACGTTATTGTTCCATCTGATGCATATGCTAAGAATATTAAAGTATATGATGATAATGCAGAGCCGGCTCAAGTTGAACCGGTTCTTCCTATTAGCTCATTAGAAGGAGAACATGACGGCAATAAAATTGTCGTTAAAGAACACATGGAAAAAGAACCTAAAGTAATTCCAGCAGAAGTCGAAGCAAAAGAATCTGCTGAAGTAACTCCAGCTCCTGCTGAAGAAACAGAAACTCCAGCTAAAGTTGAAGAACCTACTGAGGTTAAAGAATCCGAAGATACTAAATTCGAAGAATTGTCTGCTAAAGTTCAAGAGCTTATCGAAGCTAAAGAACAAGTAGAAAAAGATTATAAAAATTTAGCTTCTGATTTCTTAGCTTATAAAAATGAAGTTCGTGAACAACTTCAAGCTGTTGTATCTTCTAAAGAAGAATTGCAAGAAGCAATTGATTCTGTAAAAACTGTTAAAGAAGGTCTTGAAACTTTGCGCTCTGAAAGCGAAAAAGCTTTACAAGACAATGTAACAGCCGTTAAAGAATCCTTGGAAGAAAAAATTAAAACAATTGAACTTTCCACTTCCAAAGTCGAAGATCCTGTAAAGAAAACTGAGGTTAAGCCAGTTGTCGAAGTAACTGAATCCTTATCCGATCTTTACAAATATTTTAAATAATAAGGAGCTCTATTACAATGCCTAATTTTGATCTTAGTAAAGGCCCTAATCGCTTCACCACTGGTTCTAACGGTAAAGTATTCAAAGGCCTTGGCTTCAAAGCTTTCAATAATGAAGAACGTCGTGTAACACGTACTCAAGTTCGCTTGAACACTGCAAACCATGACACTTCTAACGTATCTTACTGGTTGGATTCTCGTTTGCCAGTTGCTTTCCGTTATAACTACGCTGAAATGTACAATCAATTGGTTATTCCAAAAGGTCGTATCGTAGCCGTAGATCCTGACGTAAAATCTGCAAAAGAAAATCCTGAAATTTTCTTAAACGTATTAACACTTGCTAACGGCGGTTCTCCTGTTCGTTTGCGTAAAGCTGGCGATACTTATAATGCTGCTACTGGTCTTGTTTCTCCTGTCGGCGTTGGTCAACCATTGGAAAACATCGATGTTGAATGGACTCCAGTAAACGCTGCAGCTTATACTGCTGATTTCTATCAACCATTTGCTGGCGGTAAAGGCCCTCGTGCTTTGGCTACTGATGCTGGTTTAGAAAAAGATAAAGTTACTGGTCTTTTAAAAGAAAATGGTAAACCATCTATGGCTCATCGTGCTGGTAACGTGCCTATCGGTATCATGTCCCGTAACGAAGCTACTCGTGATGAAAACGCTTGGAATGGTATGACTCCTGGTGCTATTAAAACTGACGTAATGGTAGAATTGCCTCATTTCTTATTTAAAGATAAAGCAGAGCAAAACCCTTGGGGTAGTGCTTATGGCGCATTCTTGCCTGGTGACCTAGTAAAATCTGATGAAAACGGCCGTGTCGTTAAATCTCCATTGTCCGACGAAACTCTTCTTGCTGCTATGACTCCTGCTGAAGTTGAATTTGAACGTCAACAAGTTATCGGTCAAGTACACGAAGTAAATCCTAACTTGGTACCTGAAGGTTCCACTAAATGGATGAAATGGGCTATTGGTGATCAAGAAGAATTGGCTCAATATGCAGCTGATGGTTATGGTCGTTCTTACCGTCGCGGTGAAGATGTTTACGAAGATTATGCTTACTTCCGTGGCATGGATAACTACGAATATAATTCCTTGTATTCTAACCATGACTTGAACATGAATGCTTCTAATAATAAATTGGACATTTACGATTCTCGTATGGGTGTTAAATATGAATATATCGGTATTCCTGGCTTAACTGATGGCCGCAATGTTGCATCTACTGAACTTAAAGACGTTCTTGTAGGTCAAATGCATGCTGCTGAAGCTGGTAAAGAATACTTAGATTTCAACTTCCAAGTTCCAGATCGTTTTGTAAAACCTGGTACACTTCAAATTTCCATTAACGGTTCCGCTTACACTCCTGTAGTAAAAGGTGGTTTAATCGCTAATGCATTCGAAGTAGTTCACTATAATACAGAAGACAACTTGCTTCGTCTTAAAGTTGTAGATCGTGCTGCAGCTGACGCTATTATTAAAGCAGGTCCTAAAGAAACTGTTGATGTGAAAGTTTCTTATACTCGCGAAGGTCTTGCAGGTGTTCCTACATTCATGGATTGGGACGGCTGTGTAGGCGCAGTTAAAGTATTGTTGCAAAAATAATAGGAGTAACGCATAATAATGGCTATCAATATTAAAGAATTTTTGGAAGATGTTAATACGAAGCGTTCTGCTGCTGTTGAAGCTGCTAAAAAAGAAGGCTTATCTCCAGAAAAAATTACAGAATCCGTAAAAAAATATGACATGATGAAAGATATGGTCGGCAAATTAAATAAACAAAACTTGTCCGACAAACATTTCTCCATCAAAGAAACAATTATGACAACAGACGTAGTTGATTTGGTTCCTCGTATCATCGAATCTAAAATGATCGAAGCTGAAGATACTCAATCTGTTATCTCTCCATTCTTCACTAAAGTTCAAGCTGGTAACACTAATGGTACTGTAGTAGTACCTATCATCGGTGAATTACAAGCTCACGAAGTTGCTGAAGGTGGCGCTTACAACGATGAAGCTGTAGAAATCAATACTTTGGAATACAATTCCATCGAAGTTCGTCCTAAAAAAATCGGTCTTAAAGTAACTCTTTCCGAAGAAGTTATCATGGACTCTTACTGGGACATCATGGAAGCTAACCTTTCCCGTATTGGTGGCGCTATGGCTCGTTATAAAGATGAATGGTGTGCTCGTGAATTCTCCGAACACGGCCATGTAGTATTCGATAATGCTTTGGCTGCTCAAAACCCAGACGCTGCTACAACAGGTCTTGGCGAAGATTCCTTGCCAAACAACACATTGTCCGTTGAAGACTTTATGTCTATGTGCTTAGCTTTGATGGCTAACGATAAGACACCAACAGACGTTATCATGCATCCACTTTGCTGGTTAGTATTCGCTCGTAACGCAATGGTAGGTCAAGGCTTAACATTCGGTGCTATGGGTGCTATGAATGTTAACCCATTCGGCACAACTCAAGGTACTGGTGGTTTCGCTGGTTTATCTAACAATATGGGTCCTCAACAATTCGTATTGAACGAATCTCAAGCACGTTTCAATTTGCCAATGCCAATTAATGTAATCTTGAGCCCACGCGTTAAATTCGACAAACAAAACAAAACATTTGATATGTATGTTATCGACCGCAACAACATTGGTGCGATCGTACAACGTGAAGACTTGTCCGTTGAAAAATGGACTAATCCTGAAATCGATGTTCGTATTATCAAAGCTAAAGAACGCTATGGTATCGGCATCATGGATAACGGTAAAGGTATCGCAGTTGCTAAAAATATTTCCGCAATGCCATCCTATCCACGTCCAACTGTTGTTCGTGTAACTGAATAATAGTAGTTAACTGGAGGAGCTTTTCGGAGCTCCTCCTTTTTAATTTAAATAAAAGGAATTTATATAATATGAAACAACAACATGAAGTAATTGCCATTGTTAAATTGGCCTCTGGAGAAACTGGCTATTGGGATCGCTTGTCTCGTATGCGTTTATCTCGCAAAGAGCCTTACGGTTTCATCCATGAAAAGATGGATTTAACTAATATTCGTAAATCCGTTCGCATGGGTCGTCTAGTATTAGTATATGGAATCCTTCCAGCAGAGCAAGGTACATATTCTCCGCTTATTCGTAAATTAGTTAAATCTACTAACTATGATATCGTTTCCTCTGGTTTCGTTAATCCAGAAGAAGCTAAAGAAAAAGTAGCAGAAGAAGCTAAGCGTGCTGGTATTATTGCTGAAGCTCCTGTCGTTAAAACAGAAGAACCTAAAGTTAAAAAAGAAGAGGTGACTGAAGATGGTTTGCAAGAAAAAGGGCAAGAAGGGTTGCAAGTAGAACCTGAAGCGAAAGCCGAAGAAACTATTGCTCCAGTAGAAACTACAGAAGAAGTTTCTGTTGAGCCTGAAGAATCTAACGAAGAAGAAACTACTGAAGAAACTTCCGAAGAAAAACCTAAAAAACGTGGTCGCAAAAAAGCTAATAAATAAGGTGTAGCATGTTTAAAGAATTTGCTTTGGTCGACATGGCCGTTAATCCTATTGAAAAGCAAATCAAACTTTTCTTTACTGGCAATGTCGATCCAGACACTATTAATAGCGATACAATCGCTATGGTTCATGCTGAATCACAGAAAATTTATCGTTTAAAATATCGTACAAGTAAAAAGTTAGTTATTATTACTGTACTAGACGATGTACTTCCCAATGAAGAATATCGTCTTGATATCAACAGAACGATTAAAGATATTACTGGTGCGCCATTACAATCTAGTTTAATTAGACACGTATATTTTAATACAAGTATTTATTCTAACGTAAGAATTCTTAGCCCGGCTAATCATGAATTAGTCGATGGTACTTTTAACTGCCAATGGCAAGAAATACTTCGAGATAAACGAAGAAAACCTGTATTAGAATATCGGCTCCAAATTTCTGATAATAGTTTATTTAATCCTGTTGAAATAGATACAGTAGTAGTCGAAAAACAACAGATTAGTTTTCCTAAATTAAATAAACAACAACAATATTATATTAGAGTACGTGTCGAAAAAGACGGTGAATTTGGTGCATGGTCTGAATTGGCTACGTTTACTTATGATGGCCCTGAGCGTATTAAAGATCGACTCGAAAAAGCCGAAGAAAATCCTCATAAAATAGATCCAGTATCTATTTGGGCACCATATAATTACAAACGTAATATGCATAACAATAAAGTTAATCTCGATCAAAATCCTACGCCTTCTGGCTCTATAACAAAAGACGAAATTAACGATGCTACTTCTTTAGGACTATCTAACGAAGTAACGAATGCATCTGGGAATACATCGACGACAGCATTAACGCCTGAAACAATCGAAAAGATTATGAAAGACGGCAATGCTAATAATGCGGCGACAACTATTAAATTAGCAGACGGTACTGTTATAACAAGAGCAACTGCTGGTCAACCTGGCGTCGTAGTCGACGAAACTCCTGCCGATCAAGATATTAAACCAGTAATTATTCAAGAATTAAAAGTCCTTCAACGTCCTAGACAAGGTACTGACGATGGATTTGTATTTGAATTCGATGCCGAAATTAAAGATGAAGGTATTCTACAAAATATCGAAATCATCAGAAAGGATTTCTAATGGCAGAGCCTTTTGAGTATACGATATTTGGTAATCGTTTAGAATTAAAACCGATCGGCGGCACTAAACCTGACTCTTTGTACGAAATTAGAATTAAAAAATTAGAGTCTGTCGACGGTAAAAAAGTATTAAAGTATAAAGTCTATACGGTAGCATCAGAACAAATTAGTAATTTTTATACGCTCGGCGACGTTAATTATCTAATCAATGTATTCGATGCTAGTGATACAGAAGTATTATATGCGTTAAAAGAAGCAAGTCGGTTTGCACAGTTTCTGTTAGACCAAATTCCTGGTTATGAAAATAGAGCCGACTTACCTTATCTTTTACAACAATTTTGTAAATTAAGAGCAACGTTAAGTCTTGTTAGTAAACATGCTGTAACGACTTCTACTTCCGGTAAGATCTCAGGTCATATCGGTAATATTAGTTTTGGTTCGACTGAATCTGGTGGATCTAGTTCTTCTAGTTCTAATGGAAGTGGAGCTCCATCTTTATCTGATTTAATTAAAATGATTAAAGCCGAGATGGAGATTTTCCAAAAGTTAATTGTCGATCCTACATATCTTACTATGGGCAGAGCTGAACCTCGTGTCGGAAAACGTTCTTATACTGAAAAACGTAAGTTACATACATTCCCGACAGACTTGTTAGATAATTTATCTCGTTCTCTTAAAGCATTGAGGAAAACATAATGAAAAACCTCGATGAACGCATTAATGGTTTAATCCAATTAATGGAAGTTCCTGTATGGTTAATTCAAGCAAATAAGCATATTAATTGTACATGTATGGACCCGGTTTCAAAACACGGTGATCCATTCTGTGAAAACTGTTTAGGACTTGGACATAAAATAACGATACGAGAAGCTCGTGCACACATTCAGCCATTATTCTCGACAGATAGTGCCGATAATAAATTATTTTTAATGCGTGGTTACGATATCTATCTTAGAAATGAATTTCCAGTTTTCCCGGGAGACATTATTGTCTTTAAGGATAAAATTATAAACGTTACATACGTAATGGACTGGTATTCTAATACTATGGACTGTGTTTATTATGAAGCTAATGGTGTCGACTATAAACGAAATCCAGAAGCATTCATGAAAAACTTTAAAGCATTGATCGGAGGTGTATGATAATGGAAGATAAGCATACTAGCTTATTAATTATCGGCAACTCCGAACATACGAATAAAACTTGTAAGATCGAGAAATTCGATTTATTATCACAAGTCGAAGAAGAATACGGAAAAGATTCTGATTTATATCAAGCATATACTATCGCTAAAAATTATGGAGCGCCATCCATATATTTAGTGAATATGAGAACGATATCTGATTTTCAAAATATAGCAAAACAACTTATCGATTACGACTTCGCTTATATTTGTCCGACTCAGATTAAATTCTCCGATAAATATACTGATCGATATAATAAGAATTTAACCGAACATTATTTAAATTTATTATCTTCTTCTTGTGTAAAGAATAGAAGTTTTATTTTTGCTACCGATAATCATAGTTCATTATACGAAGATATCGATGCATTTAATAAAGATTATAATAATAAGTTAGCAGAGTATACTGCTATTAACAATAAGAACAAATACTTAGATAATATAATTTTTGTCGGCAACAACCTGAAATATGTGCACTTCTGTAATATAGTTGTAGCTGCGAAATTAGCAGCCACGCCTATTAATAAGTACCCCGATTTCGATGATGAGGATACTGACTTTATTATAGATTATAAAGATATGCTTCCTAATGTTTGTTATTTCAAAAATAACTATCGGACTGGTACTACTATTGAAAATTTAGTTAACTTATCTGACGAAAATCCTAATAAATCTGTTATGGTAATGCGGATCATTAATTACTTAATCAGAGAAATGGATTTCGAAGAATATATAGGTAAGAACTACCGTAAGTTTTATTTAAATAAAATAAAAGAACGGTTAGATAATTTACTTAAAGATAATGTTGGCTTTGTTCTTTACGATTATCATATCGACAGCATTGAAGAACAAATCAGTAATCATGGATATGGTGTGGACATCATTTTACGATATACATTATATCCATTATTTACAACAGAATCTTATACTGCGGAGCAAAGACTATGACACAAGAAATTAATGAACGTTTTGTACTCGACCAAGTACGGCGTCAAAAAGAACAATTGGTTGCAGTCACTAATCCCGGTAGGATACTGAATAGTCGAAAACGTCTCGACCGATTACGGGCTGACAGTTCCATTAGTTTCGACGAATTTATTGCGTTACTCGTAGAACTCGTAGAGAAAGCATTTCGTGAAGATAACGTAAAGATGAGTCCTGATGAAGGCGTTACGATTAACGACCGAGATCAGGAAATTAATCATCCTTATATTTTCTTTAAAATTATTAGCGGTGTACCTGCTAAAGATTTAAAACCAAGATTAATGGAAACGACTATTCGTCGTGCTCCAGGAAATCCTGATTATCGTCCTGACGATAAATATCCCGTTAAAGAAAATATTGAAGAAGAAGGTGTCGATGTGTATCGTCATGCATTTAGATACGTCATTCAATTTGACATCTTCGCAACTTCATACGATCAAGCTAATAAAGTTCTTAAAGAATTTGAAGAGCTTATGGTAGACTACACTGGTTATTTAAAAATGCGTGGTGTATCTGAATTACTTTACGATCAACGCTTAACTGACGAATCCTACGTTATGTATCGTGAAAAATATTCTATTAGAAGTGTTCGCTATACTTTAAACATCGATAAAATGTATGTTGTAACTAGCAAACTTATCGAACGTTTACTAAATCTTGGTAAATAATTTCTTAAGAGGTTTAAATATGGCTTTCACCTTTAAAGAGGAAATCCTTCGAGATCTTCCTGGTGTATTCGTCGAAGTCAATTCTGTAAAGAAGAAACTTTATGACGATTCTCAATTCGGTACAACTGACGCAGTTCTTTGTATCGGTACAGCATTTGATGGTCCTAACGGTGTTCCAGTACCTATTTATGATCCGACATATGCTAAATATACTTATGGCGATACTTATGATCGCACAACTAAACGTGAAGTAGACTTGACTGCAGCATTATCCGATGCTTATAACTCTGGTTGCCGTACTCTTTATGGTTTCCGTATTGGTGGTTCCGAAGCTCAAAAAGATTTTAAATTACGTTCTGACGACACTCTTCGTTTGCGTGTAAAATCTCGTTTCCCTTCCAATAAAGCAAAACAAGTATACTTTACTTTCGATAATACTCCTGGTCAAGAAGTTTTCACATTGTATAAACCAGTTTCTAAAGCAACTGCTTATGAACGTTACAATGCGATGGTTAACGATGAAAACGAAATGATCAAAATTGACATTCAATTAGGTTTGATGGGTGCAGGTTTTAATGCCGACACTACTATTAGCGAAGTAATTCGTTATATCAACAAACACCAATTGAATAACGTCGTAACTCTTTCTATCGTAAATAAAAAAGGCCAAGACGTTACTCTTCGTAACGACTCTTATGATTTGGCTATGGGTTCTATCTTCCCTGGTACATATTTCATCGGCCGTAAACGTTCTTTAATTCCATGCCGCACAGAAGTTCGCACACATGTAATTAAAAACAAAAAATCTCCTAAACCTTTCAGTTCCTTCACTGGTAAATATTTCCATACATTGCGTATTAACACAGACGTTAATGCTGAATATCCAATTTATTCTGTAATGGATAAAGACCTTAATGAAGCTTTCGTAACTGTCGGTTTGAAAATGTATTCTCATAACGATTATCTTTTGACTCCTGGTGCATCTGCATTAGCGTTCGAAGAAGACGATAAAGATTATGAAGATACTAATATGACTAACTTCCAAAAATACATGAAGTTAGGTTCCGGTTTTGCAGTAACTGCAACTGCATTCCCTCGTACAAACTCTACTGGTCAATATTTAACTCCTCGTGTTAAAGAATCCGAAGTAAAAGATAAACAATACATCACCGCTATCGGTGAAGGCGCATACTCTGTATTGCAAAATGCTGATATGCCTTATCGTGTATTGGGTTCTCAAATCTGTGCTGACACAGTAATCGGTGGCCGTTTACCTAAACCAAAAGATTTCTTAAAAGCATTCCCTATCGATGTAGCTATGGTTAATACTGTAGCAGCAGGTGCTCCTGTAGTCGATACAGAAATGTTTAAATTGACTCCAGTAGTTAATACTAAAGACGTAAAACATGCACCTCGTTCTTACAAATTTAGTTTCGTAAAAATCGATGATGCTGATGCTATCGTTGATAGTGCTATTTATCAAAACGAAGTATTTACAGTTATTCCGACTGTAGCTAATGAAGCAGCTCTCGATTTAGATAATAAAACTTACGAAGTTGGCCAAACATTCTTCTTGCAAGATACTAAAGAAGTTAAATCTATTACTTTCGACGGTAAACTTCAAAACGCAGTATCTGCTCATCAAAAATTCAAACATTTCGTAACTAGCGATAAGATTATTGAAGCTGAACCTGCTACTGGTAACACAGTAACATTTAAAGACATTACTGCTCTTACAGATCTTCAATACGATACAGCTATGAACGGTTTGTTATCCGATGCTGATGCAACTACTGCTGCATACTATGCAACTACAGCTGCTGCTTCTGCTGCAACTGCTAGTACTGCTAAATATGTATTGTTGTCTGTAAACGACGTTCTTTATGTCGGCAAATATGACGGCGGTCAAGTAACTCCAATCGGCGAATACGATATTCTTATTAATAAAGAATCTCGTGACGACAAAGTGTTAGCTTACGTTGAAAACTTCGATTGTGTCGACAACCGTGTTATTATTTCCGTAACAGACTTTAACTATCGTACTGTAGCAGAATTCATTTCTGACTTAAAAGATAATGTAAACTTTGCCGATACATTTGCTGTTGAAATGACAGATAACGGTATCGTAGAAAAAGACGCTCTTATCGAAGAAGTATTGGAACCAGTATTGGTTGGCGGTAAAGTAGCGTTAGCCGATCTTAAAGCTGACCGTACAATCGATTACGATTATACTATGCGTATCCCTTACCGTACTCCAGATAACTTCGCTCGTCAATTCGCTCAACATTGTATGTATACAGAATTAAAAACTGCACATACTCATGGCGTAATTGGTATGGAACGTATCTCTGACTACACATTGTCTGGTGTCGAACAAAAATTCCAAGACCTTAAAAATCTTGACTTGCATCTCGATTTGAAACGTGCTAACGGTCAATCCGTAATCGATGATGACGGTATGCCTGTCGATATTGGTCGTGCAATTTCTTGTACTTTCTTCCAAAACAATGTACCTGTTTACAACTCTACTTACGCTTATGTAGGTAACGGTGCTGGTGCTTATGCTGGTATGGTTTCTGCATTGCCTGTAGAACAATCCCCTACTAACCAAAAAATCGGTGTTAACCCATTGTTCGAATTGACTACTACTCAAATCTCTGATTTGACTAAGAAAGGTATCGTAACAGTTAAAAACACATTTACTCGTGGTTATGTAGTAACTGATGGCTGTACAATGGCTGATCCTACTGATGCGTTGTCTCGCTTGAATAGCGTTCGTATCATCGGTGCTGTTGAAAGAGCTATCCGCCGTGTTTGTGAACCGTTCATCGGTAAACAAAACAAAAACTCCGTTCGTGATGCTATCCGCACAGGTTTGACATCTGAGTTGAATAAACTCAAAGGTGTTTTATTATATGATTACATTTTCGATATTGCTAATGACGTAACTGCTCTTCAATATACTTATATTGATATCAATTACACTATTATGCCATTTAACGAAATTCGTCAAATCAATAACTACATCCAAATTCGTCAACCTGGTACCTAATAGTAGTTTTTATTAAAGAAGGAGGGGGCGGCTTAATAGCCGCCTCATATTTAACACATGGCTTACTCTAATAACTCTGGTGTAACTACAGCGTCTGAATACACTCGTAGTTATACTACTTTTTCCGGCTGTGATATCGTTGCTACATTCGGTTCTGAAGTAGTGGCTGAAATTCAAGGTATTACAGTTTCTATTAACCGTGAAAAGGCTCCGGTTTACACCTTCGGGAGTGCAGAGCCTCGTTCTATTTCGAGAGGTAAAAATTCCGCGTTTGCTTCTCCTTTGCAGTAATGCAATGCATAATTAAACTCTGTGATATGCTGGAAACCCCTTAGAGCCTTTAGTACCAAAGCGTGACAATCTAAAGGATTGGGCAATCAGCAGGCAGCGTAAGCGCCTCAACGACTATCCGTAAGGAGTACATCATAATAATTGATGGAAGTGCAGAGCTCCCTTTTTCGTGTCATATGTGGTATTGCAAATACTTTTTCTATGTAACATAATAATAGAAAAGGAGATGACCACATATGAAGTATAAATATAATTTAGATTTTTTTAAAAATGATTCACCTGAAAAATATTATTTCTATGGTTTTTTAGCGTCGGATGGTTATATTTCAGATGATAAAATTAGCATTGGAATAAATGTTAAGGATAGAGAAATATTAGAAAAATTTCAAGAATTAATTTGTCCAGAAAAACCAATTTATAAAAAGATACAAACTAATTCTTTAAAATTCGAAATAACAAATAAAGATTTGTCAAAAAAATTAAAAAAATATTTCTCTATGACAACTAATAAAAAATATGAAGAAATCAGATTTCCAAATGTTCCAGAAAAATATCTTAAAGATTTTATTCGTGGTGTAATCGATGGAGATGGAAATATCGACACTACAAAAGGATATAGAAAAGATAAAATTTATATTGGAGCAAGATTAAGAATATTAGGAAATAAAGAATTTTTAATAGAATTAAATGAAAAAACTAAATTATTATATCCACATAATACTAATGCAGTAAATAAAAAAGGCAAAGAAAATGTTTATATAGTAACATATAATTTTAAAACTGCTAGAGAATTATTAAAAATAATATATTATGATGGATGTTTATCATTAACAAGAAAATTTAATCGATCTAGGGATGAAGATATAGTCTCAACAATTACGAAAGTTATTGATAAGAAAAAATGAAACGCGGTATTGCCGGTACTATTGTATTCACGTTATTTGACCGTGATGCTCTAGTCGACGCACTTGCAGTTCGTGCTGCTAAAGCAGCTTACTTCCAACGTATCGGTGGCGATATCAACTATCAACCGTATACAATTACAGAATGGGATACAAAATTAACTAACATGGTAGTTAACTCCTTGGGTTCTAACGGTAACGATAGCCAAGTAGCTTCTACTAACCCATTCAAAGTTACGCAAAACGTAGCTATTCAGTCTACGCCAAAATATTCTGACGAAATTCCTCCATTCGACATTACTTTGTCTTTTGCAAATGAATATGGTCAGTCTGCAGTTATGGTTATCTATGGCTGTGAAATTTTGAACGAAGCTTCTAGCTTCTCCGTAGATTCTACAACTACTGATAAAGCTTGTACTTACATTGCTCGCTCTGTCGATTACTTGCAACCAGTAGAAAATAAATATTTACTTGACAACAAGTATTAATAAATTTGGCGAGGAAGTTTTTCCTCGCCTTTTTATTTTTTCTAAGGAGAATTAGGCGTGAATCCTCAAGAAAACACAAATCAAATCTTTTTATACTTAAATCGTGGCTTACAAACATTGATCAATGATGTCCTAGTTTCTGGTGAATATCCTATCGATATGAAATCAGAAATGTTAAAAGTTTGCTATGACATTATTGATGAGCACAACATCGAGCTCAAAACTCATATTATCACGTTAGTCGATAATAGAGTAAAACAATATATGAAGCTATACAACTTAAAGGTGAAATATGCCAACTGATTATTCTTTAGGGAATAAGGAAGTAATTCAGACTTCTAAATATACAAGAACTTATACATCCTATAGTGGATGCGATATTGTGGCATCTGTAAATATCACGATCCCAGGACAAGATATGATTTCATATGTTTTCGGGAGTGTTCAAACTTTCTCTTATAGTATTCATCAAGAGAAGTCTCCTATACGAACATTGGGTGATGTTAATGCTATTACTTATGTAAGCGGCCCAAGAACTATCGCCGGCTCTATTGTATTTGCAGTATTAGATAAACATGTTATCTATGAAATATTTGATGAAGTTACCAAAAGAGGCAATTATTTAAATAAACATTATTTAATGGACGAATTACCTGTATTCGACGTAACATTATCTTTTGCTAATGAATATGGCCATCAATCTACTATTAGCGTTTATAACTGTACGATTATAGACGAAGGTCAGATTATGTCGATTAACGATATCTTAACAGAAAATACATATCATTATTATGCGACCGATATCGATTATATGACAGAGTCTAACGACTATTATAAAATAAACGAAAAAAGTATTATCGAATCTAATCCTTGGTTAACGACGACGAATGCTAAAATCTCTCGTTATAATCCTAAGATTCAATATGGGCAACATGTATTAGAATTATCTAAAGACGGATATTATTCTTTTAAGTCTTATATGGAAGCTCTCAATCGCAAATATAAAAAATTAGCCGATCAATTTATGGACGAAAAAGAATCTGAAAAGATGGCTCAGCTTAAAAAAGATTATTACGATTTGCGCACAGAAGCAGAACAGTATTATCCGTCTCAAGCATTACTTTCTAAGAAACAAAAGAAAGTTAGATTCCTTGAACATAAAAGAGTTAAAATAAATAAAGAATACGACAATTTTAGAACGTCTTTATATACGTCTAGACGTGATGTACCTGATTACTCTAAATATCGCTTAGACGGCAAAATTCGCGATTCTAAAGACATTCCTGATTATAGTAAATACCGTTTAGATCCTAAAAAGGATAATAGCAATATTCCGTCTTACGATGAATTTAGAAAAACTGAAAAACGTAAAGATACTAAACTTCCAGATTATTCTAATTTTAGAAAAGATATTAAAACAGTCGATGAAGAAGACGCTACTAAATATCGTCTCGATGAAAATGGGAATATCGTAATTATTACCGATAACGTTACTAATAAAAAAGAAGGAGGCAACGAAGAACTTGAGCACATCTAGCATTACTTTTTTGTGGCAATTTGAAACATTCGTTGCCCTCTATTGTAACGATTATTTTAACGGTCACACAGAACTATATGTCGATGACGGAAATGAATTAACTAAATATGAATTAGAAGAACCGACTGCTATTATTAACGATTTACAGTCTGGCATCTATCGAGTATTTAGTAAAGGGCCTGACGGACAATCTGAAGATAAATATATCGAAGTATATCCAGAAGGTTTAGAATATCAGCTGACGTATTTAAATAATTTAATCTTTAACGATGAGTTAAATAAAGAACTTAAAGATTTTATTATTAAAGTATCAGATGAGCGCGGACTTAATTTAGTCGAAACATTATATTTTTCTTATATGACTAATCAAGAAAAGAAAAATAAATATCGATTATTCTATTTATTATTGGCGACGATTAAACATTATAATGCTAATAATTTTTATAATAACATCGATAACAATAGTTCGCTTTATTTAAACTCTGATAATCAATCATTATTGCATCCTAATATCGTAAATGGATTCTTAAAAGGTAAAATTAATTTATATAGATTTACCGGTAAGTTTTACGAGTATCAAGATACTATAACGTTTAAAGATGAAAATATCGATTTAGGATTTTTAGATAAAGATTATTTATATCGTATCGATTTAATTATCGATCAGAATATAATTAATTCTTATTATACGATTCATCCATCTTTAACGTCGGCTAATCTTATCTGGGACAAATTAAATATAATTGCGACTAAGATAAGTGATTTAACAGATAGTCTTAGATACTTACCGTTAGCATATCAATCATTTGACGACGATACAAAATTAGCGATTAGCATGTTGCTTAATAAGCATATCGATAACCCTGTATTGCAAATGCCTAAGATCGTCGTAGAAGACGGCGAAATAACGGCACTTGTCGATGGCGCTAATCAATATCAAGATATCGGCCCGATTTATTTCTGTATAACAGATGTAGAAGGATTGGCGGCTGATCAAGTGTTGGTTAAAAAAGAAATCGATAACTTAGTAATCGATTTGCCGACACAAGGTAATTCTATTTATGACGGCAATTACTTTAGTTATTTATCCGATAAAGATAATAATATTTTAAGTCCGATTTGTTTATTTAATATCGATCAAGATATTGAACATAAATATATCGAAGAAACTCTTCGTTATGAGCAGACTGGTTTATTAGCATTCTTAAAAGAAGAGTTTGAATTAGAAGACGTAAATAAATATTATCATTATTTTACAGATTGTATCGGCAACAATGATGTAACATTATCTAATTATTATGATAAAGTTATTGATCGATTTGTGCAAATTAATCCGTACGATGAATTGCTCGACATGATTCATTATTTAAATGTACATCGTTATTCTAAACAAGTACATAAAGATATCGGTATGTATGTATATAATCAAGAATCATCTCATAGAGTAATTATTCCTAACGATATTAAAAATATGATAGTATCTGCCGTTAAATTTAAACGCGGAGAAAACTATCGTTTTGAATATAAAAAAGTAACAGATAATGCTGCATATATAACATATGACGATGCAGACTATACTGTAATATCTATATACGATAAAGAAACTAGAACTCATACTGGATTAGTTACAGTATGGAGAAATGGTAACGATTATTATTTGGCTAATTGGAATGTTCTAGTTAAGAACCAAATAGACTTTTAAATAAAAATGGAGTATAATATATTATGAGACGAAAGCGCTTCGATAATCATTTAAGCAGTCTATTGTCCTATACAAATAAAAACGTTGAACAAGAGATAACTCGGTCTTCGTCTGGGTATACTAAAAATACTCCGACATATAAAAGATATTATTCTCAGATCGATGCTAATGTGTGGTTCGGTGATAAATTAGTTACCGATATCCAGAATATTAATTATGGATTATCTCAACACGATATGCCATTATTCGGTTATAATTCTTATATATATGATGAGTTAGCTATCGGTAATCGGTTAGTACAAGGTACATTTACGATTAACTTTACTGAGCCACTTTATATCGATAATATGATTAAAAAATATCAAAAGGCAACTTTAGTTGCCGAAGATAAAACAGAAGAAGTCGAATATAAAGAAATTGTTCAGCCACATCGATTATCTCAAACCGTACAATCTAATCCTGAGCATGATGCTATATGGAGACAAGGGTTTGAAATCGATATTGTATATGGACAAGATGACGATGTAATGGGTCAACCATTACATGTTATTTTATTAGACTGTCATATAATGAATGTACAAACAGTACTCGATTCTTCTGGTCGTCCAGTGTTAGAGCAATATCAATTTTTAGCTCGAGATCGTAAGGTAATTAATAGCTAAGGACAGATTAATTTTATGACAACTAATAATAAGAAGAAACAAAAGTTTAATAATCAACAACATAAAAAAGGTATCGACATTAAAGAAACTCAATCTGTAAAGGATACAAGTAATCCTGTCGACAACATCGATCGTGAAATGACTGGTGGTGTCGATGTTGTCGAAGTTACGACAACTGAACATGACGATGATTTCGACCCTTCCAAGACCGAATACTTAATGAATAGTGAAGCTGTTCGTATTCGTAAAGAAAATAAAAACGTTCGATTTTTTCGAATGTTAAACGATCAGTTTATCGTATATAAAATTATTACTCGTGCCGAACAACATCTTATGACTAACTTGTCTTTTGAACAACAAGCTGAATTCGATGCAATTACAGATTACGAAGAACGTATCCAAAAATTAGAAGATTTACGTAGCGATAATATTCTTCGTTATTTCGTTTTATTTCCACGCCCAGAACGAATTGAATACTGTAAAGAAACATTCGGTGGTTTTATCGATACTGTCGTAAATGAAATTTTAGTAAACTCTGGTTACGAAAAGAATACTATTTCTAACCCATTGTAAGGTGTGTTAATATGGAAGAATTACGTTTCGATGAGATATTCACACAACTAAAAGATAAATATAAAACTGTTTTTACTTATACAGGATTCCCGGACGGTATCGTAATTTATCGACCATTGACTCGTTCACAATACTATGAGTTATTCGAGAATGAACAATTAATGGACGTTGAACGTGAAGATATTGTTTGCTACAATTGTATCTTATATCCTGAAAATTTCGATATCGGTGCACAACCAGCCGGTCTTATTGCCGACTTAGCACAAAAGATTCTCGACGCTAGTTTTATGAGCAAACGAGGTAGAGAAATTCTTTATTTAAATGCTGTCGATAATATGGAAAATGTCGATAAGCAGATTTCTTGTGTAATCCATGAAGCATTCCCTGAATACGATATAGAAGATATCGATAACTGGGATATGGTTAGAACAATGGATTTCTTGGCTCGCAGCGAATGGATCTTAAAAAATATCCATGGCCGTGGTGGTCTCGATATGGAAAAACTTCTCGATGCCGGCAGTAATGTATCATTTAAACAAGATGATCCTCGTTTGTTTAACGAAGAAAAACAATACTTCGATAAGTTAAGAGAACAACGAGAAAAACCTCCAGAAGAAATTAAGAAACCAAAACAAACAGTTAAACGTCCTCAAAGACGGAAACAACAAATGTCTGAAGACGAACTAAAAGCTATGTTCCCAGAAGCATTTGTTAATCAAGGCGATGAAAACTCTATTCGTGAAGTAGCGTTAAGTGGTAAAAACCCTCATGATATGACACTTGCAGAGTTAGCTGAACTTAGAAATAATAATTAAATTAATATAACAAGGGAAAAATATGGCTGACGATTATTTATTTAAAGGAATAGAAGCTCCTTCTGATAGTCCTGCCGACTCTTTTGTTGATACAGTAGCGGCTGCCGGCGGACTCGTCGGGGCCGCTTTTGCTTTTTCTAGAACAAAAAGAGGGGCGAGAGTTTTATCTAAACTCGATCCTATTATAGGACAAGTAGAACGTAGACTCTCAAAGATTACTGATGATGGTGCTAATGCGATTACATTATCCGAGTTGGAAGGATATGCTAATCAAGCATTACGAGGAAATTTTCCTAAACCTTCATCTGTTGTAACTGCCGACAAACAAACCGATATTATTCGAGATACGACTAATCGTATATTAAATCTACAAGCTGATGCAGAAAAGTATTCACAAAATTTATATCATGCTCAAGTAATAGATACGATAGCAACCGATTTTAAAGATGCCGGTGTTAATCAAGCAACGATCGACAATATGGTCGACGCCATTAATAGCATTGCTCCGTCTCAACGATATGACGGTAGCCTCGGATTCTCTGAACGTCTTAAAAATACATTAAGAGATGTCGTTATGGATGGTGAATCAGAGCATGCAGCATTTAATGACACAGATGTAGCATTAAGAGCTATTCAAAATTTAACGAGAAAAGAAAGTCTCGCAGACTGGCAAAGTGTTGGTAGCCGTGGCGAAAAAATAGTCGACAACTTTATCGAAAATCAAATTAGAGATGCCGGAGAGTTATTATCTAAACATCAGGCCAAAAAGACTGGAGAAGTTCATGACTTTGCTCTTGCCGATTATTTAAAAGAAAAGCAAGTTAATGCTTCTATCGATGAAGGCGCTATCGATGTTCCAATTGTATCTCGTAACGGTAAACGAGACATCATCGATATCGATAATGCTCTCGATAAGATACGCAGTAATGATAGAACTGCTTTTTTAGCCGATCTATTAGAAAATGCTAAATATAATGATAGTACTAAATATGTTGATGGCGAACTATTAAATACTCCTAATTTAGATAAAATAAAATCTGAAGTGAGAGGAATTGTAGGCGATACATTAGTCGGCAAATTATTTGGTCTCGATGATTTATCGCCTCGAAATCAGTTGGGCGTCGATGTTTATTCTAATGCTCAATTTAAACTCGGTATGGCTAACTTCCAAAAGGAAGGGACATTATTAGTTCGTAACCGCGATAAATTATATCGTCAAGATCTTACGACCGGTAAGATGGAAGAGATGGATATTAGCGGTTATAATTGGCAATCTGCTAATGACGATATCGTTCATTATGGTCGTCTAATGAACCAATACGGAGTTCAACAAGAGAAAACGAATTGGGCTCAACTTGGTCGAAGCGAAGGTGCTAAACGATTAACCGATGTCGACGGCAACAATTTATATGCATTAAGAAATATCGATATAAATCAGCTAAGCGAATCAGAGTTATCTGCATTAGGCAGACGTGCCTATTCTCATGCTCGTGCCGTGCAAAGTATCGATATCGATTTAGAAAAAAATACTGAAAAAATTGTTCTCGATTTAGCCGCATCAAAAGAAGGCATTAAAAAAGACACACTTTCTAAAATACGTGATGTATATCATGCAAAAAGCGAAAGTGCTAAAAGAAGAATCTTACGGGATATCGACGTTGATCAGGTCGATAACTTAGATTTATTAAGTGTAACTAAAGCCGCTCATGACAGCAAAAAAATTAATGCAAGGCTTCGCGATGACGGTATCGGTATCGGTAGTGAAGCATTATATAAAATTAAATCTGTCGAAGAAACAGTTAATGAAGCCGTCGTTAAAAATGCTGTCGATTCTTTGGGCAAAACACAAGCCGAAGCTTATGCTAAAATAGATTCTTTAAACATATCTCCAGGTGAAAAACAAAAACTGAAAGATATGTATACTATTGAAAAGTATAAAAAAGAATCTGGCATTAACGTTATTAAAGATCGACATAACTTTAATCGAGATAAGCAAGATATTGGTTCTGCTGTATTTGATAAGATACAAAAAACGTTAGACGATAGTCCTGAAGCCGATAGAATACTCGGTCATTATTTAGGTAACGGTAAAGACATTCATTTTGACTTCGGTAAAAAGGGAAATGCTGCCGCGCCAGTTTTAGCAAGAAAATCACTCGACGTTAAGAAGATAATTACTTCTTGGAATAGTGGCGATCTTAATGGAATAATGCAAGGTATCTCTGACTCTGCCAAAGGATTATTTGCAAATTCTAAATTAAGTCAAACAACATTCTTAGGCAAAATTACTGGCGGTCATTTAGATTTTTCTAATAATACGACAGGCAATGATTTATCAGTAGCTGGAGCATATCTATATAAGATGGGACATCGTTTAAGCGGTGGCCTTAATATGCTTGATCCTGGTGCATTTACCGGTGTCGTAAATAACTGGTTAACTAGAGGCATTGCTCAGTTTATTAATATTGGACATGGTCTTGGTCTACATGAAAATGCTACAAGAAGTAGTTTAGAAATCATCGATAAACTTTTATTTAAACGTGTATTGCCGGCTAGTTTTTTATATACTCAATTAGACTGGGCAGACGATACATTTAATTTAAATGAAAACTTCCAAACTGGTTTAGCCAACATCGATTTAGGTTTTAGAAAATTTACCGATGCTACAGGATTAACCGATGCATTTAAATTAGCTAAAATGGCTAATCCGATGGCCCAATATATTAGTGGCGACTATCGTCCTTATCAGTCCTATGAAGAACGATTAGATTATTATCAAAACGGTAAAGACCCAATTAGAGCTGGTCGTTATTGGGTATGGGGTTCTTCAAATGAATTCCGTGGTTCTAGTATTTCATACTGGGAAGATAATAGTTTAAAATTAGCTAAGTCTGATTATAAGACTGAAGGTATTTATGGCGGCTATTTTAATAAATGGATGCACAGTCCAATACCGACATTATCTAACCCTTTATCTCCATTAATATATGCTCTTAATCCTTATTGGCTAGAAGAGATGCATTCAGAAGACCGACCTTATTTAGAATCAGGTCCTTTATTTGAATCTAATACTCTTCAAGGTTTAATTCTTAATCCGACATTAGGCGAGATAATTAAACCTAAGAAAAAATATCATGAGGATAGAATGTGGTTCGGTCGTGACGTTAAAGCAGTCATGTACCATATGAACCAACAAATACAAGAGCAGTCTCAAGATACTCGTTATCTGATATTCCAAAATGGTCGTCTCGGTGTATATGATTTTACAGCATTCGATCATCCTACTGATAACGAATATGTACAAAGTGGCGATCAACAATATGCTCCACAAGCACCGATGTATGCATCAGCCGCCGATTACGTTAAATATATCAATCCTGACGGAACAGTAAATCCAGAAGTAGCAAGTTTACAACCGGTGACAAGTGGTACTGGTAGTGCTATTTCAGCAATGAATAATGCTATTTATTCTGGTAGCTCTCCTTATACTAATCCTAATGGTATGTATATTCAACAACGTGTTAGACGTGGTAAACCTAAAGGATCTCTCGAAGAGATTTTAAATAATGCCGATCTATATAATAATTTAATGAATTCAAATGGAGGTCGTGATTATTTAGATGAGCTACAGACTACTTCGAGATTATTAACCGGTATTTATGGTTATATTGGTTCTAGTGTATTTGGTCGAGACGAATCTAAGTTTATCGCTAATGCTGGCGATATCGATTCATTCACTCGTCAATTCTGGGATGCTGGTATAGGCGGTCTCGGCGGTGAAACAGCCGAAATTAGTCGTCGTTTCTTACCAGAATTTTCAAGAAGACGACGGGTTAATCCGTTGATGAACGATGCTGCGGAAAAATATCCATGGTTGCCTGAAAAGTTTTATACTGGTGACCTAATGACTAAGATCATAAATGGGGAGGCTCGTCTTCCTGGTGCAGGATATGAAGCTATTAATCAGTTGCACCCCGATCAATTTGGTGCATATGGCGCTATAGACCGTTATAAGATATTAGCCGATATTGCTCCTAATAGTCCAGAGTATAAATATTGGAAACAAATCGTTAAGATGATGAACTCTGATGAAGCTAAAAAAGTATTACAAGATACTGAAGAAATGGTTAAACATCAGGGTAAAAAACACGATTTCTTTAATTATAAATTCTTAGGTAAAACTACAGTATCTCAAGACGGCCACATCGAAGAAGTATTATCTAACGGTAAATTTAAAATTGCTGGCGATGATCGTTTGTATCAAATTGCCGGTGTTAAGTTTAAAGAAAACGGTTTCATGTCGAAACAACAGTTGTTACAAGTTATCCAACCAGGACAACGAGTAACGATGCGTATCGACGATGAAGAACGTACCGATAATCCAGATGCACCTCAAGCTCCGATTCGTGCAGCGTTATTCTTGAACGGTGAGAATATTTCAGATACATTACGAGAAGTCGGTTTAGCTGAATACGATATGGACGATAGCTCTGCAGCTGGTGCATATGCTAACTATAATACGTTTGGACGTATTTTCGGTAGTGCTGCCGAATTGGTAACGCATGCACAGATTCCGATTCTCCATAGTCAATTCATGAGAATTAACGATCCATTAGAAGAATATCGTAGCGATCAATTATACGGTAGTGGCTTTGCTTCATGGGAAGATATTGTCGATACAATGCTCGTTCCGACATTTGAGCAAAGTAAAACATCGTTCGTAAAAGATTTGGTAGCCGATAGTGCATATCGTTATTATAAAGGCATAAACAGTCGAGCTTTAGATAATGTTTCTAAATCTAGATTAGCTGTTGCTAAATTTGCTTCGACATATTTAGATGGCCCAGCACTAGCCGGTGAAATCACAGGTCGTTTTACTTTTGTCGGCGCGAATGCTGTCGAACGTAAAGAAAAGTTATCTCGTGCATTTAGATTTGCTGGCAATGCATTTGCAATGGCAACATCGACCGACGATCCTATGTATGCTACTTATGCATGGGGACGTATGGGTTACGATATCGGTAGTCATTTAAATCTATTCGATAAATTCATCTCAGATAAGTCTTATATCGGTAGATTTGCCGAACATTTATTTGGTAGCGTTGATAACAAAGGCATTGAAAGTTTAGTCGATTTTGCTAAACGAACTCGTGCTAGTCGTATGCTACAAGCTGCCGCTTTTGCCGGAACTGGTTTAGCGATTGCATTAGCTAAGAATAATCCGATTACCGAAGCTCTCGGTCTCGATCATGTATATACTCCAGATAACGTAGAAAAGCGTTGGGATACAGAAGAATATTTCGATAGACTTCGTTATATAAAATACATGGGTTTATACGAAGCAGCTAAAGAAAAAGCTAAAGCCGAAGAAGGCGTCGATGTCGATAAATTGTATCAACATCAAGAAGCTCTTCGTGCCGAAATGGATGGCGATGTGTCGATTACCGATATGATGGCATCCGTATTAACTTCTGGTACTCCGTCTAATGATCCGTTAGCGCAATGGATTAATAAAAAATTCGGTCGTTTAAGTGAGGATATGACAACGCTTGCTGCTGGCGAATGGACAGAACAAGCTATTATGTATCATCAAGTAGCTGAGTCTACTGTATATGCATTAAATAAAGATAGTGAATATTCCGATATTATCCGTGCATTACCTAGCACCGAAAAAGAATATTTCGTCGAATTTGCTAAAGTAACGAACGAAAAACAGCGACGTGCTATTTTACGTAATGTATCTCCATCATTAGCTAAAGCGTTAAGACTTGTATGGTATCAAGAAGAAACTGAAACAGAATCTAATGAATCATATTTTACGACTCATAATCTTCCTGGACCATTATGGCAAGGTTGGGAAGCATCTTCTAACCTTGAAGATATTAAGGCAAAAGTAATATATAACGAAGGAATGCAATTTGCAGACTTCGGAATTTATTCTTCGACATATGAAGATCCAGAAGTTATCAATGCTCCTAATATAGAGAATATTAGGAACGGCGATGATCCTATTACTGTCCGAGCTAAAATTAATACTGTATTAAGTGGTATCGGTTTAACCGAGAAACAAATACAGGTGAATCCTACGCAACAAGATGGTATAATAGATATAGTAACTAATGTAACTTCTGTTCTTGGTTACAAAATAGACAAAGCGTTATCATTCTTATAAAAGGATTAAATAATGGATCAAGATTTTACTTATATAACTAGGAGACCGACATACGATGCTTTTAATAAAGAGTCGTTTGGGCCACCTAGTCATCTTATTGAATTATTAGAAAAAGCAAATTTAAATAAAAGAAAGGATATGACGCTGGCGATTGAGTCAGCGTCTAATTCCGCTTTATCGTTAAATAATAAAGCTAAGTCGTTACCATCTCCTGACGCAAAACCTTATTTCTTCGATATTGAAACAATTCCGTCTGTGCTCGTAAATGTTGACGGTCAAGATAGAGCAGTTAGAACGCCAGATATTATTTGGCAGTATGCTGCAAAAGACGAGAGCGGTACTCGTGTCGTCATGAATGGCTTAACAAAAGATCAAGCATCTTTATTAAGATTAAAATTTGATAACGGTACATTTAATTACGATACCGCAACTCGAGAAGAAAAAGTTGCTTACGACACACTAGCTCGTATCGGCAAGAATGCGAATAATATGAGTTCTGGTGGTGCACTTGAAGCACTAACAGATGCTGACGATAAGACCAAATTAATTGGACGTGGTATCGATTATTTATCTAACAATCATCAAGATGGTTTAAATAATATAGCTAGAGAAATAGATCAACATATTTCTTCTGGTACACAAGTAATCGGTTTTAATAGTCAGTTCTTCGACGTAAACAAAGTATCGACTGCTTTGCGTGAGTCTCCTGATATTACGAGAACATTAGGGACAAGAGCAGTTAATAAAATAGCGACTAAAAATCATTTCGATATTTTTAAGACGATTAAAACAGCTATTACGTTAGATCCTGAAGCAATGTCTCGAGCTTATAAAGATTCTATATTGCGTGGAGCTAAACAAACTAAAAATGGTCGTCTTGGAGCATATTATATTAAAGGTTCTAGTTTACGACAAGAAGACTTTGCTCGTATGCTCGGTATCGATGTGTCTAAAGCCCATGATGCCGGCGCCGATATTTCTGCATTAGAGCAATTATATAACAATGAATATTTCCGATCTTATTTAGAATCAGCTTCTAAAATAATTGCCGAAAATAAATCGACAATGCAAGAAATTAAAGCTGGTACATTTGTAAGCAATATTAATTCTGTATGGGGAAGAAACTCTGGTCTATTAACGTTTGAACGTAATGGCGGAGAGTATATTTTCCCAGAATATAATATGCGTCATGTCGACGGTAAGAATTATACAGCATATCGAGGTTCTACTTTTAAAACGAATAGTGTTTATGAAGTAAGTAAGATAATGAAGCTCGATCATAACGATCTTAATCTCGGTCGTTATATAGCAGAAAATGCCGGTCAACTCGGTATTAATGGTAGCCATGATTTACACATGGTAGAATTAACTGGCGGCGATGGAGCATTACGATATATTGTCGGAACAAAAGAAAACTTAGAAAATCAATTTATGGAATCTTTTGTACCGATTGCTCAACGAACTAAAGACGGCATGCAATATAATATGCCTGGCATGAAAATTGCGACTAATTCTTTAGGTATCGGTATGGCAAATACGGCAGAAGATACTTTTAATAATTTACTAGTACATTCTTATCAACGACAATCTCGTGGTAACGTTGTCGATAAAATTCAGTCTGCGACTTATAGTCGAGAAAACTTTGTTATCGATCCTATCGTTAGTACGTTCTCTACTAAAAAACAACAGTTAGCGGCCGCAACAATTCTTCAAGATCATATCGAGTTAGGTAAATCTGTTGCTGAAGCAATGTCCGGATATTCGATCGAAGATCTTGGCGGTATCGATAAGGGAGCATTTGCTCGTTCGATCGAAAAAATAGCAGCCGGAATGAAAGAACGATATAATCCTGAAAAAGGATATATCCCGTCATTCGGTGCCGTTAAAGAAATTTTAAATAATATTAATTCTAAAGACAATCATTTCTTAATCTCGACAGCAGCAAGAGAAATCGCGGCAAGTGGATTAGAACATGACAAGATTGCATCCGATTATGTAATGCAATCTGTTATGAATGAATACACTCGTATGATTCGTAATCATGAAGTATCTTATGATTCTCGTTTTAGAATTGACGATAAATTCTTGGCAGGACTTGCCGGCCCTCAAAATCTTAGTGGCGTAGAATTTAGTTTAAGTCTAAAAGAAAAAGACTTTAATATGGCTGCTGCTACACTTGAGAAGAAGCTTAGAACTTACGGTACTAATAAGACGATTACTCCGACACAATTAATTGATCGCTTTAATTATTTTGCGACCAAGTTAGAGAAACGTGGCGGGGCTTTATCTAACATTACTAAGCGTTTTAACGATTTAAAAGCTCAAGACGATGTGTCATTTAGAGACATGTCTGAATTCTTTATTCGAGAATTACAAACATATCAACAACGTAATCCTCATGATGAAGCATTTAGAAGTTTCGATTTAACTCCGGGTAAAGCAATTATAACTTCTGATGCTCAAAAAACTGTATTAAGATCGGTAGCTAAATCTGCGGCAAATGGTTTAAGTAAAAGCCCTCTCGATGCAAGTGAACGATTAAAAGGCTATTTAATGAATGGCCTTACAGAAGATATGTTTGTCGATCATTATAAAGGTCTTGTGCCTGATAAAGTATTATCGGCTCGATTTAATACGATCGAAAAACAAATGCAAGGTATTGCTAACCAAATTGTAGCTAGCTTAGGTAATAATGCTAATTTATCAATTAGAGGTAATACTGTCGCGATTGTCGAAGGTAATAAATTCTACGATATTAGTAAATATTTATCTCGAGTAGTATATGCTAATGGCGGGAACTTTGCTTTCCAACACGGCAACAGTGTTGTCGATATGAGTTTTGTCGAGCGAGCCGTTAAATCTGTTCATATGGATGGCGGCGAGGCAAAAGTAAAACCGGCATTACAATATGTAGCAAGAGAATTATCTAATTTTGATCATATACTTCCGTCTGTTAAAGGATGGTTAAAAACTGATAAGAATGCTAGTATCGGTGAAGTATTAACTAACGTTCTTAAAAATGCTCAAGCAAATCCTAATAAAATAGGTTTATCTCCTGGAGATAAAGGTTTTGATGTAACTAAGCCAGAATTATTAAGACTGTCCGATTTAAATATCGCACAAAAAAATCTTATCGACCATAAAGCAGAGATCATGAGATCTCTTCCTGAGTTATTTAACACTAACGTATTAACTGTTGACCATTTTGTTAAGATGGGCGTTGTTGAACAGGGCGCTGGCCGAGACGACGTAATTAATTTCTTTAAGACAATTAATCCAGCATGGGATGGTAAGACCGGAGATTTATTTAAAGATATGGCTCCGTCTAGTAAATCCCAGAATGCAATTAATGCATTGCTTAACCCTAAAGATCCGTCTAAAGGATTAAATGCAGTACTTCACGATGAAGATTTTATCGAAAGGAATTTTGTCGGTGTCGATACTTATGATTTTAAATATGACGACAACGGTAAAATCATTCTTAACGATGACGGCACATTAAAAACAAGTACTCGATATTCTGGTAGTGAATATTCTATTCTATCTGATACAGAATATGAAGAACAAAATATTACTAAGAGCGAAACAAATCATTACGCTAAAGTACTTAAAGGTGCTAAACGATATGATACCGCGACAAATGCTTCTGCTATTAGTCCGGGTAATGAACGTAGTTATCAACAATCCTCTGGTCAATCTCGAACATTATTAAAAGAAGGCGTCGAACAAGTTGCTCTCGATCATGGTGACGATCCTGCTCGTTATTATACCGATAAATCTTGGATAGGATCTACTAAAGCCGATACAAATAAAGCTGTACTGAATACGAATACTTTATTGTTGCAACACGATAAAGAAGGACAAGAAATTATCGATAAATCTTTCAATGAAATTGTAACGAGTATCGAAAACGAGTATCATCGTACTTTAAGTTCGAATGAAGTCGATAAATTATATGGAGAATATTCTCGAGCTTTAAAATCAGGTATCGAAGGTTCTGCTAAAATTTCTCCAGAACTTGCCGATGCATTAGGCCAAGCTACTTATGGATTGCATGGCGGTGAAGCTATTAATCTAGCTGGTAATAAAGATATCAGTAAAGAATTTATTGAACAACATGTTCCGATTAAAATGAATGCCGACGGCAAATTCGAATTAAAAGAAGTTTCTGATGCGGTATTTTTACGAGGTCAAGATATTGTCGAGACTTCGATGGATACAGAGTTTTCTGGTGCAACATCTAAAACTGCTAAGAGTAATTTATTTGGCCGAATTCATTTTGTCGATGCTAATAATAATATTGTTTCTGAGTCTAAGATATCGAAGATGTTACAAGAATTGAGTGTCGGTGAAAGACCTAACGATGTTAAAGGTATGATTGATTTGCTTAAATCTAAAGGCATCGATACTAGAATGGTGCTACATAACTTCAGAGATACAGCTCGTAAATTATTTGTCGGCAACGCTAAACAAACAACAGAAACATTAGGTTTCGGTTTAGGTGAAGTCGATAAGAATATTGCTAAAATTTTAAATGAAACAGGTTTTGGCAATATGGTCGGATTGAAATTTAATACAGAAGGTATCGCTAAATTCTTATCTGGCGATCTTAACGAAATTGCTTACCATTATTATTCTGGCGATGAAGGTCAACGAACTCAGAATTTAAAAGAAATGCGCAAACGTTTACGATTAGAGGTTGGCTTAACACAGAATGCATCTAAAGAAGAAGCGTATAGCGCAATTAAAAAACGTATTAATATCGAACGTAATGTTATCGTTAATGCATTAGCTAAAACCGTTAATCATGGATCACCGATCGATATTATTCAAGGTGAACAAGAAATGGTTAAACGTAAAGATATCGTAGGTTTAACACAACAATGGTTAGATAATATTGCCGATGAGCCTATGGATGTTAAACGTGCGTTTATGAGGAAAGCCGTCGATAATTTAAATGAATCTGGTTCCATAGAATTATTTAACAAAGGTGCTATTTATTTTGATGAGAAATTGAATAGAATCATGTTTACTGACGGCGTATACGAAATAAAAGACGGTAAAAATCTTGGTGACATCTTTAAGATTATGCTTAAAGATCAAGATGAAAAACTCGTGCAAAAACTTAGCGATGTCGATAAATTAACTATGGGTGTTTCTGGTAAGGTAACGGCTCAACAAATTACAGCGTATTCAAAAGATTATATCGGTGAATTACAACATGCTGTATTTAACCAAAACGAGTTAATGAAAGTAAGAGAGTTAAAGGTCGGCGCAAAAACAGCTAAAGAATTATTAAAAGTAATAGATCCGACTGGAACCTTACAAGAGTCTTTAGCTGCAACTGGTGTGTACGATAATATAACCGGCGAAATTAATTACGGTGAAAAATTATCTGATGCAGCAATGAACGGAACTCGTTATTCTCGTGCGGCTAGAAAGTCTCGTCAGAAACTTGCTCAAGCTGGTGACTTTGCCGATACCTCATTAGAAAAATTCGTATATGATTTGTTCGATGAAAAAGGCATTAAAGCTACTAAAGATTATGTCGAAGAATTTGCTGAACGCTTATCTCATCATGCTGCTGATTATCGTAATAATAAAGGCGGTCGCATGGCTGACGATACTAAAGATTTTGCCGATATCATTGCCGGTAGTCGTGGTACTGACAAAGAAAGAGAAGTATTTAAAAAAGCTCTTAACGATATAGATACACCTCTTACTCTCGATGAAATGATTAATCACTATAACAAGACTGGTGAATATAAATCAGGTAAGTTTAGTGAAACGATCGGCGGAAGAAAATATGAAATGTTTATTCCGCAAAGTGCTCATAGTCCAGAAACGAGAGCACAGGTTAAATCGTTCTTTGATTCTGCGCAAAAGCTTGCTGAAATGGAAGTTCAGGACGGCGTTCAATATACAGAAGAAGCTACTAAGTTAAAGAATAATATGGATGAAGCTTATAATAGTTTACGTGATAATGTTACTAAAAACTTAAGAGGTAAAGGTCATATATTAGAATCGACAAGTTCTGCTTATCTCGGTGAAAGTATTCAAGCTGCTGCTACAAACGTATTCGACTTCGACGATAACTTTATCTCGTCGAGAAAATTTGCCGGCGGAATGACGATTAAAGAGGCCCAAAAAGCCGGTTTAAGTACAAGCTTTGGTGAAGCTTCTATCGATGTTTTTGAAAAGCTAGGCGTATTTGATGGTTTAGATGCTGCAGGTCGAGCTGCTAAGATTAAACAACTCGAAACTGAAGGCATGGCGATGGGCGTCGGACGTTATCCATTCGATTATCCTACATCGGTCGACTTCGGCAAAATTTATTTAAATAAAGGTCTTGCCGAGAATGAAGTAAGAACTAATCAGCTTATGGCTAAAGGTAAAGGCCTTGATTATGACGGCGACCAAATTAAATTAATTAAGATGAACGAAGATATCATCACTAATTCTGGTATGACCGATGATAGTTTATTACTTGCATCCTCTATGGATAATAGCGCTGTAACGTTCCAAGAAACAGCAAGAAGAAGTTATGATCCATCGACAAAAACTGTAAGTGATGTTACAATAGAAGGTGCAGATGGTAATACTCTTGCCAAAACTCAAAAAGCTTCAAGCTATGCTGGTGAAACATATAACCCGTTAAAGAATTTACAAAAAGTAGTTAACGACGTCGGATTTAACGAAGAGTTTATGACTCAGTATTCTGGCGGAATGCGATTAGGGCATACAGCTTCTACTGTAGCTATCGGTGTCCAAGAAGCTCGTTTATCGGCGAAAAATGCCGGTAGCGCTACTGCCGATATAATGAATCAGTTTGCCGATGTATTCACCGATTTAACAAGACATGGTCAAACAGCTGAAGATATTCGTAACATGGGTAGACTTGTTACAGACGATACATATAATAAAGCTATATGGTCTGAAATGAAACGTAAACAAGAATCCTTATCGACAATGGTCGATGCCGTTGCTAATAACTCTGACTTTATTGCGAACAGTGGACTACAAGGCAGAAGTGCTGAAGAGATTCAAGGTGCTGCCGATGAATATGTTCGTCAACAGTATAAACAACATGTATCTAATATGTTTGAGACAACTGCTTCTTATATGGAGAAAAATAAATTAAATCTTAATTTTACGATGTCTCAATTAGATCTTGGTGTAAGTGTTACTGGTGATCGACATGCTACGTTTAGAAGTGCAACCGATGCACATAGTGCTTCTCAAGAAGCGGTTATAAATAACGCTGCTTTAAACAATATGGCGCCTATCGTAAATAATCCTGAAGAGCAAATTCAAGCTGTTAAAATGAACGAGTCTTTAATTGGTTCCGGTGTTGCTGAACGTATGGCGAAATTGAGAAGTGGCGAAGTTAAGGCTATGGATATTGTTCGTAAAGCACGAAGTAAATCGGTTTTAGGTGCAATGGCTGCTTTAGGTTCTTCGATTCTTGTTGCTGGTTATGGATCGGCTTCTCCGATTCCTGATGTCGATAATACTCCGGCTCAGCAAATTAATAATTCTAATACGTCAGTTCGTTTAGTTCAACCTCAACAAGGTGCTGCTAATGGTGGTTATATAATCAATGTAGCAACTTCGACAAGTCAAGATCCACAAGCTGCAGTTGCTGCATTAAACGCTATGCCAAACATTGTTGGTTCTGGCGGTAGCGCAACTGTTACGACAAGAGTTACATCTAAATATGAAGATATGAATGCTAACGATATTAGCAATTATTTAGATAGTGTATTATAAATGAAAGGAAATTCTATGGCGGAAGATAAAAAGCCAGGTGTCAACTATGCGACTCAACATTTAGGTCAAAAAGTCGGCAAGAAGGCTTCCGATCAAGTCGAAACTAAAAAGGAAGAAACTCCTAATAATCCGACTGAAGGGTCAAAAGAAGAACTCGATCAAATGGTCCGAGATACTCAAATGAGCCTTCCGGAATTAGCCGACTTTGAAGAAGGCGCAGTCGACATGAGAATTTATGAAGAGCTCGCTAAGAAGATGGGCGATTCAAAAGAACAGGCTTTGTTCTATAAAGAAAATCCTCCATTAGAAAATACCGGTATTGATAGATTGAGAGGGCTGGCTATGGTCAGCCTTCCTCCATCTGCTTTCAGAATTACAGATGAAGATTTACATGCTGGTTTTGTCGATGGCGATACTTTATATGCCGACCTAAGAAAAGCAGAAGTAAAAGATCCAGAGCTATTAGAATATTTATGTGTCGGTCAACAAAACATGCGAGCATGGTTAGCCGGCAATAAAAAAGCGACAGAAGATGTTCTGGATGCGAATAAAGTAAAAGACGAAAACAGAAGCCTCGATTATGATATGGGCTTCCGTTTCTTATTCTACGATGCACCAGAAGTTCATCACTGGTCTATTGTATATGCAACCGACGTAAAACAAGTTACATATGGTGAAGCTGTTCAAAATTATCAAGCTTTTTTAACGAAGGCTTATGATTCTAGTAGTAATAAAAATGGTTCTAAATGGGAACGTTACAAAGATAGTGATACCGTTACGATTGCTCAAATCGGTGAGTTCGACAATAAATGGATCCAAGTAAACGATTATTTAACAGAGAGACGTTTTGGCGGATCTTCTGTTTTATTAAATGGACGTAAACCTGTATTCGGTTTAATGGCTGACGGAACTAATTACGGCACATTAGAAGTAGCATATGCTGCAGCTAACGATGTTGTTAATATGGTAAAGAACGCACAAGAAGTTCGTGCCGTTATCGATATTAATGGTTCTTCTAAGCAAGACCAAACCACAGCGTATCCTAAAAACTTTATGAGTTTTCCTGGATCAGGATTATTAGCTAACTATTTTAATACGTTTAATAAATTCTTTACTGGACAAGATCCTACCGTATTCCAAGAAACAGGTATTAACGCATATGGTTTAGAACATTATCGTCGTAACTTAGCTGTTATTTTCGTAAAAGATAAAGATGGACAATGGATTAATTTAAATAAATACATCATTGCTCGCCATCGTAATACTTCTATTTTAAAGTATTCTGATTTTACGAATCCTCATCTTAAACCTTGGGCGTATCAATACGATACGAAAGCTTGGACTGATGCAGTATGGAACGCTACATCTCAGTACGATAATCGTCACGATATTCAGAACAAAGCATTTGGTTGGAACAATATTACAAAAGGATTAAATTCTATCTCCGACTGGACTTGTACAATCGGCGATGTGACATTATTTGTTCCACCTATTTCCATTAATACGGTAACACAAGCTTATACAAATTCTGTTCCATTGCTTCGTGCAAAAGGTTCTGCAAATATTGAAAATGCAAAACCTGAACGATTCTTACAATTAGAATTATATTTTAACGAAGATCGTGGCATTAACGGTCAACCTGTAGAATGGTATACAAATCTTAGCGATAAAAAGAAAAAGGTTGTATATCATATGAATGGATTTAGAGCATTACTCTCGGAATTTCATTTTGCTCCATATATGCCGATCGAAAATAAATATATAAACGAAGTTCTCGATATCGATGCTATTTGTTTTGAATCGATGTCGGTAGCGACTGTCCCGAATTATCCTAAGCTATTAAAAGTTACGTTGTTACTTAAGGAATTTGATTATCAGGTATTTATGCCTCAAGTTCCTAAGCAGCGTGATTTACAAGATGGCGTTATCGATATATATCGTAACTTCTTTGCGAAAACGATTAATTATGATTTATTACGTTGGTATATTCAACGACCATTACAATTAGGGCAAGATCTTCACGATCGGAAAATGAATATTTCTTCTAAAGATTTTATGAAGAAAACATTATTTGCAAATCGATCTGCTTATATGCCGGTCGACACATTAAATCCTAGAATTAATATTTATATGCCTGACGAAGCTAAACTCGTTAAGATGGAGAAAGTTAGACAGACTTTTACTCATAGTAATAATAAAGCTCCTAACTATTATCGTCCATCTGAAAAAGATAAAGAATTATTCGCGATTGCAAATCAATATTATAAAACGATTCATAGCGATCAAATTAATAATATTCTTAAAAAATATAAATTTAATTATAGTGATAAAGCTTCTGTTATGTCGACTGCAGGTCGTGAGATCGTCGACTATTTGCGAGCATTGAATATTCCGTCTGATTATTCTATTTTAGAAAAACATATCGACGTCGTAAAATCTGTTCGAGATTACGCCTTATCGATTGCTGGCGGCGGACAAGTTAAACCTCAATACAGCTTCGATGAAGATCCAGATAATGATTATTTAAAAATTAAAATCATTCCGGCTGTCGATTATAATAGTCGAGACGAATCTTTATTATTAAGACAACAATTTGTTTCTACTTTAACGAGTGGCGGCAATCAAAATATGTCTGATAATATTCGTAATACTGATCAATCTGGTATCGATTTACAGACTAATTATTATGATATGGTATTTGCCGATAACGCATTTAACTTTAGAATTGTATTAAAGCAAAATAATGGTCAATGTACTTTAGAATATTCTCCTTATGATGGCGATTCTAAATTCTTAGAATATTGTGCATCTCAATTTGCTGCCGTTCAAAATGCAGATGGCTCTGTTCAAATGTCCGGTAATCAAGAGACATATGAAAACTATGAAGACTCAGAATTTGAACGCATCGGTTCTATTCAGTATGTAACATATTTAGAAGATGTATTAGTACAAGGCTTAACGGCAAACTTCTCTAATACATATGCAAATATGACGTTAAATACGTATCATGGTCAAGCTCCTCAATTTATGGGCGGACAAGATGCAACATTAACGTTCTCGGTCATGACATACGATAGAGAAACTGTTGATCGTTTCGATAAGATTCCTAAGATTATTTCTTATTTTAAAAAGAAATATCCTAATGCATTACCAAGTTATCCATTTAGAATTGATTCTGAATTTACCCGCTTATTAGGTATCTTCGAAGTAATCGTAGAACAAGTATCTATTTCGACTGTCGTAAATTATCCTGGCTTATATCAAATTAATGTAACGTTACGACAAACAGATAGAACAATTCGTAATCGTTTCGCTATTTATAAACAATTCGAACAAAATAATTTTGCGTCAAAAGAAGCAACGGCTCAACGTGCTGCGCAAGCCGCATTAGGTTACTTCGAGATCGATCAAAATTTATCTAAAGCTGAATTGTATCCAGACTTAGAATTACCGACAATTAAAGAGCTCGGTGAATTAGGCTTCGAATTTATTCGTTATAAAAATCCTAGAGATCAAGTGTTCGTCGATCCTGATTTTTATTTCTTTTATCATGAACATTTATTCTCTGAATTGTTAAGAGACTGTATTTTACAAGATAGCAAGATGTTACAAATGTTTGCTAAGCCTGACGAAGACGGTAATCCATCTGGTGAATTAAAAGTACTCTCTGATTTAAGTGAAGCTGCTCAATATTCTATGCGTCATGGTATGATAGCACAAAATGGTGGTATATCTGAAATGACGGCTAAAGATTGGCAGTTAACCCAAGATAAACTTAACCAAATGAAAAAAGAAGAGAATGAACAACGTATGAAACTCTTCAAATCTGGTATTGCTACTGGTCAATGGAAAGTCGGTAAATCTATCGGTGTTACTTTCTTAGAACCTTATTATGCATGGTTATATCATAACTTAAATACAGAAGACGGCAAAAAGGAAGTAGAAAAGGCCAAAGAAGCTGTTAAAGAAACCCCTCCTGACGGTAAAGGTGGAGTTAAAAAATCTAGCCCTGGTCAAGGCATTATAGATCCAAGAACTCAAGTAGATAGAAACTCTATTGTCTACAAAGAAAATAAAGAAGAATATGATAAGGCTGCTGCTGATGCAAAAGCTAAAGAACAAAAAGCAAAAGAAAATGCAACAAAAGCGAATGAAAATGCTCTTAAATCTGTAATCGTTGATAGTATTAATACATTCCAATGGGAAGCAGATAAAGCTCTTAAATTTTTAGCTGAAACTTGTATTGAAGATGAAGGTTCTGAAGAAGCTTTAATCCAGTATTTTAAAAATATTATTGTCGAAACAAAATCTGTCGATAAGACCTTAACTTCTAAATGGGATGCTGATATTAATGATTGGTTAAATAAATTTGCTTGGGCCGCATTGGGCTCTGGATTCTCTACTGATCTTGAGCCAGAAAAAGCAAAAAGCATTATTATGTATTTAGGTCAAGCTTTAGCTAATGGTGCTCAAGAAAATGGCGGTCAATATGGTTTATGGGGACAATCTGTAAAACTTAACGGAAAATCGAATAGCATTTTTAATGATCCTAATTATAATAAGGATAAGAATGATCCTAAAGATAAAAAAGGCGATTTAGATTTTAACGTAAAAAACTTTAAGCCAACACGATATACGATTAATGGGTTAACTTATGTTCGTCATTTGGACGATACCTCTGATTTTTATGCATATGGTTCCTGTACTGAATTAGGCCCTTATGGTATTCCTTGCTTTACTCAAAAAGAATTCGAAGATAATCCTATGCTTCAATTCTTGCCGATCGATTATAATAAGCGTCGTAAAAAGTTTTTAGATAAAGGCTTTACATTCGAAGCATCTGATCGATATTACTTCTTAGACCCTTATTATCAAACATCTGATCATAGTGAAACAATTCAATATATGAAATATTGTATGCATGATATGAATTATGCTAAACATGCTTTTTTGCGAAATGTTTTATATTGGTTATGTGTTTTAATTAAGAAGAATATCTATCCTAACTATATGACTGATATCATGTTCCAAAATGCGGTAAGTGAAGCTTCTGCATATGAGTTCATGAAAGACATGAATTTAGCTAACGATGTTCAAGAAAAGAATGTAAATACTCTTAAGAATTTCGTTAAAGACAATCAAGATAAATTCGTTAAAGGTAAATTATTTGTAGCGACAGCATTATCGTTAATGTGCAAAGATTCTTCTTTAATTAAGAAAATTATTACTCGTGATTATAATGCATTAAATGCGTTAACTCATAAAGTAATTGCGCCTAACATAACGACGACGGCTCCATTAACTAACGATGAAGTAAATTTAAGAAAATTATTATACGGTTTAGTTCTTTCCGGTCTCGTAGAAAAAATTGAAGAACTAGGTATCGATATTGCGACCGATAATCCTATCGCTCAAATTCAACGTGAGTTTATGCAGCAATTAGAATTAGAAGCAAATGCAATGACGCCGAAAGCATTGGCGCGACGTATTCGAGATTCCTATCTCAATATGGTTCAAACCGATGTTCGTGGTAGAATGCTTCGAGGTTTCCCGACATTCCAGATTATGTTTATCGATGAAGGTGCTTCATCTGGATTCTGGAAAATGCATGATAGCTTCTATAGTACAAATGCCCTAAGTTCTATTCAGGTCGTTAAATCTAAAAATATTGCAGCCGATACAGCGATTATTCAGTTAAATAATTTATATCAAAATATATTATCTGAATATGAGGATGACGGACAAGGCGATAATTTTACGACACAATTACAATACGGTGTTGCCGGACTTGAAAACTTATACGATAGTATTTTTAATCCTCGTACTTATGTTCGTAATTTAAGTGAAAAGCAAGCGTTAATCCCGGAAAGGAATTCTATTAAATTAGTTGCCGGGGCTCGTATGCATATCCGTATGGGTTATTCTGCCGATGCTGCTAAGTTACCTGTTATGTTTAACGGTACTGTTACCGAAATTCAAGGTGGCGACGTAGTAAGTATTGTAGGCCAAGGCGACGGCATAGAATTATCTAACCCTATTCGTGAAGATAATTTCGGCGATAAGATTAAAAACCGTGGCGTAAAATACTTAGGCGAATCTCCTTACGGCTTATCTTTTGGTGGCGTAAGTCCTAGAGTATTGGTAAGTTCATTCTTAACGTGTCAAGATCAAAACTGGTTTAGTCAATTATTCCGTGAAAAGAATTGGAATGTTTTATCGAGAGTATTCTCTAATAATCCATTCGGTATTTATCATTACGGCGATCCTTATTATCGCGACATTTTCGTTAATGGTGAACCAGTACAAAATATTTATGAAGTGACTAATGATTCTTCTGCTCATTATTATAACTTCCGTAAGAATACTGATATCACTAATTTATTTAATAGTGATAGCTTACAATTTGAAAATGGCGCTTCAGAACAAGGACAGCAATCCTGGTATCGTTCATTAGGAAGTGTTATTGGGATTGATCCCCCAGAACAAGGCCATCAGTTCATTAGTATTAAAACACAGGGTAGAACAGTATGGGATATTTTGCAGTTTGCCGCAAGTGCAAATCCATCTTATATTGGCGCAACTGATTACTTTGGATTTAGAAGTACTGTATTTATGGGATTACCTAACTGGTATTATGCTTATAAATATATTAAAAATAATAACCAATTAAATACTCTCGAGAAACGGAAACCTTATTCTCAATTCCATATGTATTGGTCGGATCATGATATTTTATCTAACCAAATTCAAACTAATTCTAATAAAGTAGCTACAGTAGCTAGAGGTATGTATCAGTTTGAAGAAGTTAAAAAATCGACTCCTGATATTTATTTTGACCGAGATATTTATCCTGAATATCAACGTTCTATGGTAGTCGATACATGGTTACATGGTAGATCTCAACTTCAAACTTCTTCTGAAAATACATTTGCAATCGATAGCGAAATCGGTTCTTTAGACAGTTATGCTACTGTTACTGGTGCATTTGCTGCTGGTGTTGGTGGTGTAGTCGGTGCTAGTGGCGGCGGACTAGGTGCTACTGCTGGTGCTGCCGCAGGTGGTGGTATTGGCACAGCATTAGAACTAGGCTTAAAGAAAGTAGCCTCTTGGGCTGTTTCTAATTTTGCTCCGGATAATTATGGCGGACCTGAACATAATCATGCTCAAACTGCTCGATTGATGACGTTATCTCGATTAAAAAAATCTGTCGAACAAATTTATTCTGGCAATCTCGTAGTTTACGGTGACCCTACCGTAAAACCTCACGATCGAATTTCTATATTCGATGAACCAAGTAGTATGACAGGTCAAGCAAGAGTTCGTGAAGTCGTTCATACATTGTCGGCAACAACAGGTTTTGTTACGACAATTACACCAGATGCGATCGTCGAAGTTCTTAATGATAAGACAACACAAGCTGTAAATATGGCTATTACATCTACGATAATGCGTTGGGCAATATATGCTCTCGGTGTTTATAACTTACAACGAGCTTATATCGTTCGTGCTATTATCGATGATGGCTGGGGTTTATTCGCTCGAGCAAAAGGTTGGGCTGCGGCAGAATATGCCGATAAACTTAATAGTAATATTAATCAAATAAAGAAACGTCAGAACACTCTAGAGAATATTCATAAAAAGTTAAAAACAAAAGAATCTGCTCTTAGGGTTGCATTAGATGCCGCAAAAGATGCAAAAGATGAAGCAAAAATTGCAGAATTAGAAGCTAAAATCTTAACTGTCGAAACTCGCCTATCAAAATTTGATCCAATTAGATCTTCATTAGCGTTAAATAAATATGAGCTTCAAGGTAAAGAAGGTATATCTAAAATATTAAATACTTGGGCAGAAGCTAGTGCTAATTTTGAAAGAGCAAATTTAGCTATAGCAAAAAAAGTATACGATCAAAGATTACCTGAGTTTACTAAGCTTACTAAAGAAGCTGAAACTTATAAAGCGAATAAAGATAGAACTGTTTACAATAAGCTTCGAGATATTATTCCAGCTGGAGCAGAACCTGGGACTATTGATAATGCCATGATGGAAGAATATAAAAAACAAGCTGAAGCTGCTTGGGAAAAAGAATATAACAAGAAGCTTGATAAAATAAAATCGTATTCAAAAGAAACTGAAAAATTAGTCGATGAAGTAAAAAGCATTAACAATACTAAAAAAGGTCAAGAAACTCTTGCCGCATTAAAAGCTAAACCTGAAATAAGTAAAAAGATAATTGATGCTACGTCTAAAGATATTCTTATGAGAAGTAAAGCAGCTCAATTGTTTAATAAAATTGCCGGCACTCGATTAGGACGATATTTATCTTCGGTATTAAACTTCGGTAGTAAAATTGGTGGTAACGTATTAATGGTCGCTGCTGCCTATACATTAGGTAGATGGGGCGATATGATTTCTGATTTTATTCAGAATTATAAAACATTAAGTGTTACTCCTTTACTTAAACGCGGTATGCCATTCATACCGGCATGGGCAGGTAATAGCGGTACAATCTTCATGAGCCCTAACTGGGGAAAACGTGGTCAGGTATTAGACCTTATGGATTCTGTATTTAATCATCGTTTCCAAGATCAAGAAGGATATCATCCTATTGCCGGTTCATTGAGTTTCTTATTAAATGCTTCAATGGGTGGTGGTCCTGCCGATGCTATACAACGTTACGAATTAAATGCTGATGGCAATATGTATGCTAATAACATGGGTGGCGATTACGAATATCTAGTAAATCAAAACTATGTCGATGGCTTATTGCAACGTGGCAGCATTCGTTCTGTCGAACAATTATTAATGCGTAATAACGAAGAAAATCAAAAAGATAAGCAAGAGATTAAAATGAGAGCTGAACAATTCATGCATAAAATTGAAGACGTTCAAAAAGATAATACGTCCATTCTCGATCCTTTAGTCCCAGTTCCTGGTCCTGAGTTCGATATCTTTAAACAATTTAAGTTCTTCGTTGTACGTCATGAAAAGGCGTTAAATAATGAAGAATCTAAAAATACTGTCGAATTCTCTATTAACCAGGGCGGTAAACCTGTTAAGGTTATCGGTATTAAAGGTAAAGATGGTGATGGCAATGAAATTATCGATGCTCCATTATTACATCCATTTGCTTTAAATACTCTTCGTAAGATTATATTCCAAGCAGAACAAATGTTATCTTATAAAACTACGACCGACCAAAATACATATATCAATAAAGTATCAAATGATTATATCACTTTAACAAGTTGTTACTTATTCGGTACCAAGAAAATATTCCCGGGATCCGGTTTTGGTTTTACGTTGATTGCTCATGGCGAATCTAAAGAAAATCTTAAAGTTATTATGGATACATTAAAAGAAAAAGACGAAATAACTTATCAAGTATACGATAACGACGATGGTAAGGTATATCAAGTTAATGTAAATATTCCTAAGTTCGGTGTATAATGTCGACGATACAAAATAAATTTAAAGATACATATGCTGGACAACAGATCCGTAATGACGGATTTGCAAAGTTGAAAGGGTCAGTCTTAGGATCTGACCCTAAAACTTGTACCTGTTCAGTAACTTATACTTCACAAACTGGTGAAACAATAACTGAACCTGCTATGCCAGTACAGACAAATTCACCTGACGATTGGTTCCCAAAAGGCGGAGATTATGTTATAATAGAAGCATATGGGGATCGTCCTCTTGTAACTGGTCGCTGGATTGCAGATTACGGC